TCGGGACGATGGGCACGATCTGCGTGACACGTCCGGAGAGGATGAGGTCGCTCAGGTCGAGCGGCTTGAGTCGCGCTTCGATGAGCTTCTTCTGCTCATCGTTGTTGAGAAGGTCCTTGTAGATGGCGTTGCGCAGGCGCGTGATGTCGAACTCATCCATCTCGTCGAGAATGTTTTTCTTCTCGCCTTCTGACAGCGGGGCACGTGTTGCTCCTGCACCACCTGCCGGACCTGCCTCAGCTTCTGCTGCAATCTTGCGGTCGACGGCTGCCGAACCTCCGCCGCTTTCAGCGCGCTCTCGCGTGTTGTTGAAGTCCTGCACCGCCTGCAAGCCGGCCAATGTTTGCTGACTGAGCTGCGCAGGCTGCCCCTTAGCGGCACCGCCTACCTGCCTAGGGCTAGTCGGCGCCTTCAGTGCCTGTGGGGCTACGTACTGACCATTGCGCATGACGCCGTACTTGTAAGCGAGCTCGGGCTGGTTTGCGGCTACCATTGCACCCTGTCCCTGCCTGAACATAGGGTCGGTCTGCGCGGTCGGCGGCAACGTATCGGTCGGCATAATGCCTCCTGGCATCACCAGACCGCCCGAGCGCGGTGGTGGCGGAGGCGGCCCCAGGTGTTCGACGCCGGAGACGATGCCGGAAGGGGCGGGCATGCCCGCCGGGCGCACCAGCGCGGGTTCCTGCGACGGCGACGGCGCGAAAGAAGGCATCGGCATCTGGGGTTGGCCGCCGCGCATTGCCACAGCCTGCTGGGACATAGGCATGCCACCGATGGCGTCCGCGTTGAGCGGAGGGATGGGCACGTCGGCGCCGCCGGCGACGGGGTCGGTGTAGCGCGGGATCTGCACAGGCCGACGGCGCTGCTCGGCCGCCTGTGCGTACCTGAGCGCCTGCGGGTCGGTGATGTTCGGGTCCACAAAGGGCTTGGGGGGCCCTAACGCGTTGGTGCCGAGCTGGGTGGGATTGCCCTTGTCCCGCCGCGTGGTGCCTTCAGGGATGCCGGGCCCTGCTGGTGTCGCAATTACGTCGCCGCCGCCTTCTTCACGCCTAGCCATGCTTCTCCATTCTCGGCGCCAAATGTACGCCGAACAACCTATCGCAGGACCCGCTGCCGAACAAGGGGCTAAGAAAAAGCCCCTAGCCCAGCGAGTCGGCGGCCAACGCCGCCAAGAGCTCGGTCGGCTGGATTCCCCGGGGCACCGGGCCCAAATTGGCCAAGACCAAACCGGTCAGCCGCGGCACCGGGCGGGCCACATCCCAGGGGTCGACTCGCAAGATGAGGTGCGCCAGCTGCACGCGTCTATCTCCAACAGAGGGATCCGTGCAGCCCACGCTGTGGTTGGGGATGAGCAGCTGCGACAGCTTCATCCCCTGCAACATGAGCAGAGCAGCCGCGCGCTCGAGCAGCAGCTCTGGGATCTCGATGCGGTTCCACTGCACCCATTCACTACGCACTGGCGAACTCATCGCCACGGAGCTGAGGTCGTTGAACGTAGCGACCGGACTTGGCCAGTCGCTGCGATACCAAGTCAGGCCTCCGGGACTTTTGAAAGGGTCGTTCATCGAACGTGGCTCCAAGTAATACCTTTAACTAAACGTCGCATAACTATAGGAGCTACATCCTTCCCACGTGCCATTGCTCGCAGCGACTCTCCAGCAGCTGCTCTTTCACGAAATTCTCGTACTTCATCCTCTGTGAACTTTGCGCGTGGGTGACCACTGCCTCGCGCAACAGAGGAAGGGCGAGTTCGAGTCCAATGAGATGCGCCTTGTGCCGTACGCCCTTTGCGAACTCTGTCAGCAACGTTCTGCAGAGAGGTTCCAGCACGCAGATGAGTCAAGCGTACACAAGACGGATTGTCGCAGCGATGTAGCGCCTGCTGACCTTGCTTCAGCACGACACCCTTCAAAAGAAGTGCTGCAAAAGTGGCCCGCCGATTCGTGCCGGACAGCCAAAACTGGCCGTAGCCGTCCTTGTCTTTGTGGCCCAGCCAAACATGGCAGCGGGTGCGCATGCCTGGCATCAGCGGACCTTGCACGTCAACCTTTGCTAGAAAGCGGACGATGTCTTCTCCACGCAGCGATTTTACTTTTCCGGAACACGGGCGAAACCCTTCGGAGGCGAAGGCTCTGGCTGCTGCGGGGCGGCGCTGATCACCAGCGAGTGGCGCTTGCATCTGGGACACTTTCCAAACTCCTCGTTCCTAGGGTCAGGTGGTACGACATCGCCGAGCTTCAGGCCGGCGGAGAGTCCTTGCTCGAACTTTCGAGAGCCTCCACATCCGGGCCAGCTGCAGGCGCCAACATACTGTCCGTAGATGCTGTGGACCATGCTTTCTCTTTCGCAATGCGCTCGCGGCGCTCTTCCATCTGAAGGATCGATTCGAGCACCGCGCGCTTCGTCGGCTCACCTGCCGGCGCCTCGGGGAAGACGAACTTCCCCTGTACGAGCGCTACTCGAATCGATTCCTTGGCCATCGTGAGCAGGTACTGCAGCTCTTTGACGAGGCGGTTGAAGAAGTGCTCGGCCTGCACACAGCAACCGTCGCACAAGAACACCTCGGCAAAGAACTTCCCAGCGTTCTGCTCGACTTCCTTCTTACAATTCAGACAGGGTAGGTTCATCCAGCTTGCCGCGCATCTTCAGATAAGCGCTCCCAGAGGGTGAGCCACGCATCTTCGCGCTCTTCGGCGCCGGACGCCAGGTAAGTAATCGCCCGGATGAGCTTCCAGGGAACTACAAGGGCGCAGCTGTCGATGTTCACCAGGGAAAGCGCAGCCCCATCTGACAGGGCTTTGTCGAGCGCGTCCAGGAGCGTGCCCTTACGGACGTTCAGGAATTGGAAGTAGTCACCCTCGTTGGTCTCAAGGGCAACGTCGACCACTTCATCAGGCATTTGTCATTCTTTCAGTCTGGTCACGAGGCGCCGAACCTGCTCCTTCACAGCCGCCAACGACGTGGGCGTTGTGAGGTTTGGGTCTGTCCACACCACATTACCATCCACAGTTCTGCGCAGGATTTGCCCGTCGGAACTTGACGGAAGTATGCCCGCGACTGCGTGCCCTGACATAGCCCCGCTCGAAGCAGCAGAACGCCCGAGCACCGAAGCGTGTGCAGGTCCTGCAATGGTCACGGTAGGTAGCGGACGGGTCACCGCATCTGTGTCGGCCAGGTCGATGCTGCCTCCTATTGTTGCTTCGATGCGCGCTTCCTGGCGCTCAGCGATGAGCTCGAGGATCTCAGCTGGCAGCTCGCCGTCGTGGTGCTGTAACAAGAACTTCACAAGCGTGTCGACGCTGCCGAGCAGCGCCTCGAACAAGCCCTCGATCTCCTTGGCCTCTAGCTTGCGCTGCTCCAGCACACGGGCGGTCTCATCCTCTGCGACCTTGACCTTGTCCTCGTAAAGTTTCTTCATATTCTGCAGCGTCTGCTGCTGAATACGATCGGCTGTGCTGTTGCTCATCGGCTTCTTGCCCCACGCTGCGCTACTTGAAGAACTCATCTAGTTCAGTCCACCCCACGAGAGCCGCAGGGTCTTTGGTGACTAGGATGCTCGTCGGCTTCTTGGCTTTGCTGTTCACCAGCGCCAAGACGTCGACTTTGCTGACGGAGCGGCTCACGAGTGTGAGCGGCTGCCTCATCTCCGGCGGCCATTTCGTGGGGAAGTTAGTGCCAGGCGGTAGCGGGGCGTCGAGCTCCTGCCACTGCACCCACACGAAGGAACGCGTGATGCCATTCCGCTCTTCAATCCAGCGGAGCCAAGCGTCGAGCCCGGCTGCCTTGTCAGCGTTGATGGTGCCGTCAGCTTCCAGCGTGCCTTGGCGCGCGTACGCGATGAGGGTTTCGTAGTCGCCTTGTTCTAGCTGTAGAGGGAAGCCCATGGTTACCTTTGTGTGAGTTGCTCTTCAGTATAGCCGGCGATGGCATCTAGTACGGACGCCGGCGGGTCAGTGCCCTCTATGTAGCAGCGGATTGTCTTCGTACGAATCTTACTAGAGATGCCACGCCTTTTCATGTAGCGGTTGAACTTCACGAGGTAGGTCGGTGCGTACCAGACCTTCCTCTTCACCCGCCCCACACCAAGCTCGCGTTCCTCGCCGATGCCGAGCATCTTGAAGAACGGAGCCTCCTTGCCAGCTGACAGGAGGCCCGCGTCTTCGACGACGGCACGTTCGGCAGCAGCTTGCCGTTCTTTCTCCCTGCGCTGCCACGCTTTGGTGTGCGTCACTTGCGTAGCGCGGGCGGGATGTCCTTCTGGCTCTCGTCGTAGGGGATGACCCTGCCGGTGAAGGTATCCATCATGCGATCGACGAGCAAGCCAAGGTGGTGCAGGTCGCCGCCGTTGTCGATGATGTAGTCGAACATGCTGTCGTTGTAGTCGAGCATCTCGGTCTCGCTTTGGTGCTGGACGTCGACACTTTTGTCGAACGTCTTCCAACTGAAGCGCTTCACACGAACGAGCTTGCCTCCAGCTTGCTTGATGGAGCTGTACTCGTTACCAAAGCGGACGTCGGAAAAGACCACACCGCCAGGGGTCCAGGGCGCCGACGGGACCAAACCTCGGCACTCGTCATAGTTGTGAGCGCCTCTCAGCAACTCGCTGGCTGTACGCAGTGCATCCTCGATCCACACCGAGTCGAAGCAACTACGACCCCACTCGGTACCGAGCTGCTGCAGTGCATATCGCGGAGTGAGGTAGGCCATGGCCTCCCACGTCGTGATGTTCCGCTGCAGGTCCTTCACCTTACTGTCGTGGCCACTGGCATGGCTACCATCTTCACGTTGCAACCGCGCCAAGTCTTGCTTTAAAGCCTCGAGTTGGTCTCTGCTCGCCGGACCGTGCTTGCCTCCGCGTGGGTAGCGGAAGTCCGGCTTGTTGCGCTCTTCGCTCGGCCCCCAAAGCTGGGCGTCCGTGAAGTCGAACACGTCTCGGCAGATGCGCTTGATGTGGTCGGCGATGCCGATGCGCACGAAGCCGTGCTTCTCGATGAGACGCGCAGCAGCTGCGTCCTTACCGGCGCCGATGGTCTGTCGATTCTTCTCGACGTCTTGATGTAATCCCGTGATGCCAATGATCAAACTCATAAAACTCCTCGCTTCTCGAGCACCTCTTTCACGAAGGCTCGAGCGTAATCCTTCACACAGCTCACGTAGCCAAGACGCAGTAGGTGTGCAGCGTCGTATACCTTCGAGTGCTCACCATCCTTCCACGTTGCCTTGACGGCAAAGGCGTTGCCGGTGCCCAAGGGTATGACCTGCACCTCAGCCTTCGTCGCCATACGCAGGTAAGGCAGCCAGTTGCTGAACCGAAGCCGTAACTGTTGCAGCTGGCGCTCTTGGTGGTACATAGTGCCTAGGTGGACCAAGAGTACATCCGGACGGGGCGCTTCATCCACGACGAACTCATCCGCCGCTGCATGCCGCTCACCGACACGGTCATGAAGCACTTCCGGCGAGACAAGTTCATCCTGCCGACGCTACTCATCTGGCCTGCCGACACGGTGAAGTCGCTCGACGGCAACATGTTCTCGGGAGTCATCTTCACCGAGCTGTCTGCAGATGAGGCCGTACGGAAGCAGGAGATCAAGGACTCCATCCTGCGTACGGCTGCTTTCGCGGCCCTTGTTACCGAGCAGCTACCCGACGTGGTGCGCATGATCTTCGAGAGCGGACATGGCACGAGGACCTGGCGCCTCCCGATCAAAGATCACGGAAACGTCCAGGTCCTCGAGCGCACACCGCCTCGCGACAACGTCGAGAGCCTCGGCGTGTTGTGGACGGCGAATTAGTCCACTTGCGGCTGCGTCTCGCGAGCCAGGCGCAGTTGCTCCTGTTCTTCTTCGCTCAGCTCGCTTTCTGCGTGGGCGCCGTTGGGCAACGCAGGCTCGGCCGCTTCTTCCTCCGAAGGAGGCGGAGTGGTCTGTGCTTTGGCCCTTGTGCCCTTCTTGGAACCCTTCTTGCGCACCGGCGCGGCCGCCGACGAAGTGGTACCGGGTGCCTCGCCCAGGCGGGGCTTCGTGACTTCCTCGTCGATGACGCGAACGGCGCGTGTCATGGCGCCGGTCACCATCTCAACGTTCCGTTCGAGGGCGGCTTTTGGGAAGATGCGCTTCGCTGCCTCCATTGCCTTGAGCGATTCACTGACCGTCGCGATGACCTCGCCCATCTCGTTGATCACGGTGCGCTTCGAGCTCTCTGCTTGAGACGCGGGTGAGCTCTTCGCAACTTCTTCAGCCGGCGCTTCACTCGGCGTAGTGTCGCCCTCCGGCGCGTCGACCGCGGCCTTGGATTTCTTCGACGCTTTCTTCGAAGCCTTCTTGGCCACGGGCTTTGGCTCCGGGGCAGCTACGGCTGCAGGCGCTGCCTTCTTCGACGCCTTCTTGCGCGCGGCCTTCTTCTTGGTACCAGCTGCCTTGGCAGCTTTCTTCGCCGTCTTCTTGGCGCCAGCTTTCTTCGCAGCCTTCTTGGCCTTGGGCGCCGGCTTGGCACCTTCTACGATACCGAAGTGCGCGCGCACCAGCTTTCGGGCCTTCTCCTTGTCGGCCTCGCTGAGCTCTTGAGTCTTGCCGATGGCGCGCATAGCGCCTACGGGAGCGGCATACTCGCCGTTCTTCAGCTTCTGCTTGATGGTGTCGAGAGAGAATTTCTTGTAGTTACTCATGTGCTTCCTGCTTCCGTGCTTTGCCTCAAGTAGCAGCTGCCTGCAAGTCCTCTGCGGCAACCCGATCTTTACGTGGAGGGTACTGAGCGTCGAATAGACGCTTCAAGATGTTGTAGGGCTCGGCGTCGGGCGCGCGCCCAGTAGCATGTGGGATGGCGATGTACGCACCCTTTGGAGCCACCTGCATGTTCTCCGTGTCGTAGTGCAGTTCGACCTTGTCGTTGAGCGAAGGGTGCAGCGCATCGACGTGGCAACAGCCGAGCAGCTCGCCGTCCATGATGAACCAGACCACGTCGACGGAACGGAACTCGTAGTCGATGAGCGCGGCCTCGGGCACGGGCACGTAGGCATGCCCGCCCACGTCCCACTTGTAGTACTCGAACCAGCTCTTGGTATCACCGCCGGCGGCGGGGGCTGGGTCGTCAGCATTCATGGCGTAGATGAAGTGGTTCATGTAGTGCCCTACGTTATACTTCCGGGTGGTTCATCACAAGGAGCACATCATGCCGAACGGACTTACTGGAGACAAGCGGATTGAGGACATGCTCATCCTGCAGGCAGGCTCGGTCATCTTGTCCGAGTACGACGAGGATTCGCAGCGGGAGTACTTCGACAGCCTCGCCCACATCTACGGCAAGGCCAAGGTCGGCGACGCCCAGTTCCATGAAATCTGCCAGGGCCGGGCCGAAGGTCCAGCAAAAAGTGGGAAGCTCTTCAGCACCTGCGGGGAATGGTGCCACTTCTTGCTAGAACGCGCCGGCTACCGTGGGCCAATTTTGAACCGTGACCTCTTCGACGACAGCGGGGCCAAGACCCGATCTTGGGCTGACGGGAAGAACATCAACAGGCTTTTCGACGGGGCGCGCAAGGAAGGCGCGTTCACCGAGTACCTGCTGAGCAAGCAGAAGAGCCGCCGCCCAGCTTGCGGTGACCTCTGCTACATCGCCGTGCAAGGGCAACCACATACAGAGCATGTGTTCATGTTCGAAGGCTTTGATGTACTGGACGGCTCGGGCTACGAGCTCTGGACGAGCTTCGATGGAGGCCAGGGAGGTGTCGCCGATCAGCACATCGCGGAATGCAAACGCATGTTCAAAAACGGCATCCTCTACGGCGCGCACCAAGACAGCAACGGACGCTGGCTGCCTGGTAGCGAAGGTCGGCCGCTCATCGGCTGGGTGAACATCGCGCTCCTGCCCTTCACGGAGCCCGCAAACCTGCGATCGGTCTGAGGCATAATAGAGGTAGTGCAGTACCTGCTCTGCACCAGGGCCGTCGGATTCCCCGGCGGCCCTTTTTCGTTTGGAGGACCATGGACTTCACGCAAGCCGTCGGCATCATCGACGCGCACGCGAAGAGGTTAGAGCAAGCTCGCGGTATCGTAGCGGCCCACGCCAACCCAACAGCCAAGAAGTTGGGGCATGTCACTTGGCTCGAGTACGACGAGGATGGCTGCTACCACTTGCGCTACTTCAAGACGAACATCCTCACCTTCTGGCCCGATCACTTCGAGCTCAACGACGGTGGGTTCTTCAGTCACTCGACACACCAGAAGCTCAACGAGCACATGCCGAGGGGCTTTCGCGTCTACGGCCATACCAACCCGAAGCTGCAGCTGAAGCGACCACTTGGTTTCCTACGAACACCGAAGGGCGTCTACCCCTACACAATGCCCCTGTCATTTCAGTACGACGGCGGTCCACTACAAGGCGAGGAAGGCAGCGCGCTGACGCACGAAGCCCACCTTGTCCACGGCATACCAGCCTACGTCGACCGCTACCTGGGCTTGCTTCTGCATAACGAACCGTGCACCTGCGAAACATTAGAAGAGCACCTCAACACCCTTCACCCGTTGAGCAAAAGCGGCATCGAGCTAACAGCAATTAGCAAGCAGATCGCCCGTGCCATCGGCACCGGCACCACCTACACCTTCATGGCTAGGCGTATGGCCCAGGAGCGCGGCGGGTCCCTAGGAGGGATGGAGCTGCACGACGTTTGTCAGCTGTTAGCCGAGCGCGGCAGCAAGGTCTTCAGGAAACCGAAGACGGCGGACGAGCGGACGCAACGCTTGGAGGACGTGCTCTTCTACTCGAAGGCCATCCCCGACCTCACCGTCCCAGCGATCAGAAGCCGCCTACGGCAGCCTCTAATCGAGTACCTAGTCGACAACCTCGGCTTTGATCACGTGGAATGGAATAGGAGAGAACGATGACCCATCAAATTTTTGTCGACGACACTGTGATCATCAGGCGGCCGTTCGAAGTACCAGCCAAGTGTCCCCACTGCAAAGAGAAGTTCACCCTTGGCCAGGCGGTGCTTCGCTCCAAGCACCTGTGGCCGCGCGAGGAGACCCTGCTGCTCACCACCCTCATCGAGGGCGCGACGAAACGTGACATCGTGCAGGTCAAAGACGCCCCCGGCTACGGCCCTCGAACGAACATCCTGACCGAGGTGCGCTGCATCCGCTGTGATCACCTCTTCGCCGCTTCGCACTCCCGCATGTACATCCTGGCCGAGATGGATCACCTGATGGCCTTCAAGCTGCGCGGCCTGCTCTACGACAGCAACGCCAAGGATGGTCTGGTCCAGCGAAAGTGCTTCGACGAGACGCAGGGCTACCACGGTGATTGCCAGGCCTGCAACATCGAGGCGGAGATCGGTACCGAAGAGGTGCCTCATCCCATTGACCCCCGTGTGCACACCTGTCAAAGAGTTGCTGAATGAGCTCAACGAACAGAAGCGAAACGTCGACCGAGAACTGGGAGACGCCGTACTGGTGCGTGCGCCGCTTGCTCGAGGAGGTGTGGCTGCCATCGGGTGAGTGGCTCGAGCCGATGGCAGGCAACGGTCGTATCATCCGTGCGGTGCAGGAAGACCGCGGTGACGACGCGCGCTTCACGGCGTGCGAGCTCCGCAGTGAATGCGCTCCATGGCTGAAGAAGCTCAAGCCAGTGACGCTGCGCTGTCCGCAGGACTTCATCCTCGACTTCAGCCCTGACAAGGACCGCGGCAAGAAACCCGCCGACGTCGACCCTCTTCTATCCATGTTCGACGTGGGCATCGCTAATCCTGCCTTCTCGTTGGCACTCGAGACGGTCAGGAAGATGCTGGTGTGCTGCGAACACGTCGCAGTCCTGCAACGGCTCAACTGGCTGGGCAGCGGGGTGAACAACGGCAAGCACGAGTTCTTCAACAGCTTCCACCCGGACGTGTACCTGCTGCCCGACCGCGTGAAGTTCCTGCTCAACGGCATGTACCCACGCCACCCGCCAGGAAAGAAGGACGGTAACGGCCGTAACATCGGCGGGCACCTCATGTCCGGCGACTCCATCGAGTACTGCTGGTACGTGTGGGGACCGAAGGCTCAACGCATGAAGAACACGGGCCTAGTTCGACAGCTGGCCGTTACCAGCGAAGAGGAGCGCCTCAAGCGCGAGGAGGATCAATGGGGCCTAGCAGCCTGACAAAGGAACGAACATGAGCCACCCGAGCGAACTGACAAGCGAAGAGGCACTGCGCTACCTGATTGAGTGCGCGCTGATGAGCGGAACCAACGCGGCGAAGGCTGGTGCTATCGAACGCCTGCGCACCGACATCAAAGAACTGGCCGACGTGCGCGCGTTGGACGGTTGGGCGGTGCGTGAGCCGTTGCGCGGTTGGGGGAACCTAGCCGAACCCACGCGCTGCGTTCTGTACCGTGGCGCCGAGCCTTGGCCCGGCGAGACGTCTTTTACGGCAAAGCCGTTCATCGGCGAAACCCCCGAAGCCGCCCGCGCGAAAGCCACTGAGTGGGCGAAGGAGCAGGCTCAACGCGCAGAAGACAAGGCGAACGCAAGAGCCGTCGACGATTGGACCGAGCGGAACGCACGGAGGTAGAAGCAATGAAGTCCCGTTTACGCCCTGCACTGCAGAGAGCGCTGGAGTTCGTGGCCAAACATCCGGGCACACGGAGAAAGGCGATGTTCAGCCACCGGTACGACTTCCGCGTACCAGGCCTGACGCGAGCACCCTTCCGCCTCGACACCATCGAGGAGCTTGTCCACCTTGGCCTGGTCGAGGCCATCCCTGTGAAGGGGCAGAGCATGGAGGTCGTGCAGGTCTCCATGCTTGGAAAGGCGCACATCCCACCGCCCGACGCTGTGCATCCAGTCGATAAGCTTGGCAGAAGAAAACGATTGGCAAAAAATTGGTGTTGACGAACTGAGCTGGGTGCTGCGCCTCACAAACTAGTGGGGCGCAGCGCCGGGGCAGTTCCCCGAAGAAGGAGACACAATGCGAAAACGATGGATCATGGGACTTATGGCTTGCGTACTGACGTTCTCGGCATGGGCGTTGGCATACTGCCCTTACCCGGATGGATCGGTGGGAGGTAACGGCTGGAACGGTGGATTGACGCAGGGTTACTTCAAGGACTTTCAGATTGGCGGCATCTACGGTGACGACAAGTGGGTGATGAATTGGTGCACCATCGGCACCACCAACTGCAGCTACGACGTCATCGACTGGCACGGCAAGACGCACTTCACGCCGCGCAATGGTTACGAGTGGCACGGATCGCAGGCCTTCCCGTTGCGATCCATCGCTATCTACAAGACCTATTGCGGGCTGCCGGGCGAGAACAAGTGGTGCATCGACTTCTCGGGCGACGTGGACGCTGGCGACCACATCAACTACGGGCAGAACGCGATCAGCTTCTACATCTCGGGCGCGGTGCCGACGAACCTGACGGACCCCACGTACATCTCGGCGCCGGCTGGGCACCAAATCGTGAAGATTGCAGGCATGGCCTCCAACCCCTACCAAACGCTGCGTATCAACTACGTCAACTCGACCAACACAGCCATCGCAACGAAAGACGTGTTTTGGTATCCGATGAGCTGCCCGTAAGGTAGGCACGCAACCAAACAGTAGCTACACTTCTGGTTGAGCCATGCAACTACGGATGAAGTACAACCGCTGCGGTCCACGCTTGTTCCCACAGGTGTGGGAGCTGTTGCGGATGTACACGTTCGTGCTCAACCAGAAGTTGAAGCGCCGCGGGTTGACTCCTATGAGTCAACTCGCGGTGATGGGTGCAATCGCATCGCGCTTTTTGCTAGCCATTAGCTCGAGGATTATCGATGAGTACCAAGCAGAGCTCGCCGCTCAAACCATCCGTCGACACGGAGCTCCCCTCACTCCCCAAGATCGAGCGGCTGTCACCGCTGCAATTCCCGACCTTCCAACAGCTGGTGGAAGAAGATCGCGCAAGCCAGCAAGTAGCTTCCTCCCCGACCCCGAAGAAGCTGAACGACCTATTCGATGGAATGCTCGGGGACCTCACCCCTTTACTGACGGACTACCAAGACCACCCCGAGAAGTACGGAGCAGAGACGCACGACCTTCTCGAGCAGCTGACCCATGGGAGCAAATCGCTCGAGCAACTCTCGACGATGGAGAGGACCCTCTTGAACCGGGCCACCTTCGACTTCTTCCAGGCGGTGCCGAAGAAGCCCGAGGTGCCGACGGCGCCGGCGGTAGAGGAGAAGGACGACGTGCTGGACGAGCTCGAGAAGACGGCTGAAGCCGAGCTCGACGGAGACACGGACATGCTACGCGACGACGAAGCGAACGAATTCGCCGGTATCGCAGACGCAAAAAAGCCGGAAGCTCCAATCCCGGGGGTTGATGTCCCGACGACGGAGCTTCCGGCCTATTGGTGGCTACGCTAGCTCAGAGCGCCGAGAAATCGGCGTCGTAGTAAATCGCGTAGTCGCTCACATCATTGGCCGCGCTGGCCGGTGTGTAACTGCCATTCGGCAGGTCCGTCGTAGACGGCGCGGCAAAGGTACCAGTGGTTACGACGGCACCGTTGACGACCTCTTTCAACGTCGCGATGAGACCAGCGCGCGAGCGAATCTTACGCTTGAGACCCACCGTAGCTGCATAGCCAATGGAGATCGTTGCGCCCGTACCATCAGCGGCGGGGAAATCGAGCTTGGTAATCTTGCCCCAGTACTTCACCGACGTTGCCGTCGTTGCCGTCTGAGCCAAGGTCAAGGTCTCGGTCATGTCGTTGCCGTTGATGTCCTTGCCTGTAATGACCACGTTGGCTGGCGCGTCAGCGGGCGTAGTACCTCCCGTGGTGAACACCAACTGGCGCGGCGCGTCTTGGAACGAAGCTTGCGACAACGAAGCGCCCATGACAGTGACCGCAGCCTTGACCGTCGCAGTCGCCGGATAGACGAAAGCAGCGCCGATGCCGATGGCAACGGTGGCCCCGGTACCGTCAGCCGCCGGGTACACGAGGCTGGTGATGCTCTTGTAGGCCTTGACCGAGGTCGCAGTCGCAGCCGTCTGCGCCAGCGCCAAAGTCTCCGTCGCCACAGCGCCCGTATGATCGACGCCAGTGATGACGACGTTTGCCGGAGCGTCGGCGGGCGTGGTCCCGGCTGTGGTGAAAGTGATCTGGCGCGCGTGCTTCGCCAGCATCGCGATGCCAGCCGCCAAGAGACCGGCGGGCAGCACAGTGACGGGCGCAGCAACGGTAGCCGTCGCAGCTTTCAACACAGCGGTACCGGGCGCCGCAGCACCAGGCAAGTTGGTGAACTCCTCGACGACGAAGCCAGCCATGATGCCGACTTCTTTGAGGATGTCTTTGCGAAGGTCGTAGATCTCACCAGAGAGCCCACCGCCGGGGCTGACCAAGTGGTCGATCTTGTCCTTCATCCTGCTGAATACGCCAGAGCCTGCAGTCATGTGCTTTCCTCCATGAATTACCCGGAACTTCTTACGTTTCGGGCTTCCGGCAGCCCTTGCAACACTGATCGTAAACCAGAGGCGGCGGGCAAGAGAAGCCTTAGCCCATGACGGGCACGCCGTATTGGTTCACGTACGAGGGCAGCGCGGCCGCATGCCCACCAAGCCTGTGCTCTTGCGGCGGTGCCATGCCGAACTCGCCCGCTTTTTTAGCCCCCTTTGCGGCGAGCATTCCTACTCCGAGAGCGCCGGCTCCAATGGCTGCTTTACCAAGCAGGCCTGGGCCAGGAGCGCGGCTCACCACTGGCTTGAGTACCTTCTGCGCACCGCGAATCAACAGGTCTGGAGCCTTGTTCACAGCACCTAGCGCCGCGCCGATGGGACCGCCGATGCCCGCACTCTTCGCCAAGAGCCGTCCGGCTTCGGCGCCGTCGGCAGCTGCCGCCTTGTCGAACATGTTCACATCGCTGGGAATGCCACTGTCCGCGCGCTCGCCGTTGTAGAGCATGGAGCCCATCGGATCGAGCGGCGCGCCGCCGCGCAGCGTACTGTTCACCTGCGCGTTCCTGTTGGCTTCAGAGAGGCGAGCCAGGTTGTGCTTCTCCTTGGCCTGCTCGATACCTGCATCCGCTTGTCGGCTCATGCCCCGGGCGAGCAGCATGCCCCCAACCAGCGCGGCCAGGGGCAGGCCTCCCTTCAACGGCTCCCACTTCGAAGGCGGCTGGTTCATGGAAGCCAGGATACTACTTCTCCGGTGGTGTCGGAACCGGCGTGCGGACGTTGACCGGTGTCTGTCGGCGCGCGCCGAGTGGCAGCGGGTCAGCCTGGATGGGCGAGCCAGTACCCGGTACCTTCACGCCAGCCATGGGCAACACGCCTGTGAGGTAACCAGCCTGGCTGGCTTGCGTCTCCCGCAGCTGCGCGATGTCCTTGGCTTGTTCGGTGAGCTGCCGCTGCATCTCGTCGCCACGTGCATCCTTGGCCGAGATCACCGCTTCGAGCGCCTTCACGCGGTTCTGGAGGCTGGTGTAGTTCTGGTATGCGGCCCAGCCGAACGCGAGCACCGGCGTGAGCAAGGCCAGAGGGATGCCTACCTTCACGCCCTTGGCCTGCACGGTGAGCACACCGGGGCGCATGGAGCTCTTCGGCGTGTCGTTCGCCAGCTCGACCTTCGGCTGCCCCTGCGCAGCCTTTGCGACGGCATCCAGCTGGCGCTGCAGGTCCGCCTGCTTCAGGCGCTCGAGCTCGGCCTCGGCCGCCTCCCGCGCCTCCCGCTCCTCGTTCATCAGGCGCAGCGCGGCCGTAGCGCGGGACTCTGCGGCGTCCAGCGCGCCGACCTGTTCTAGGTCGTCCGAGCTCTTGCTCGGCTTACGCGGCGGGGCGAGGGGCTTTTGCACAACCCCCGTAGGGTATCAGCCGAAGAGCCGTACCCGAATCACGGCGTCGGCGGTGCGGATGAGCGAGATGGCCGTGATGCTCGTGCCAGGGGCCGGGTTTGCGTACAGGAAGAGCCCACCTGGTTGGAGCTCGATGCCGTCTGCAGAACCGTTAAACTTCACGGTCACGGCGGCGGCGACCGGGTCCGCCTCGTACTCGAGCAACGCGAATTTGACGCCCGGCGAGCCGATGCCGCCGAAGGGCACCGATGTAGTGCCTGCGCCGGTGAGGGCCATACGCGAGTCCAAGATCTGCGTGTAGCTGCCCGAGTAGCCGAACGACACCGGCACCGCCTGTTGCCCCTCGTCCGGGGGAAACGACACGGTGCCTTGCACGACCAGCGGGTTCGTCGAAGCGGACATGAAGCTCCTTCAGATCACGAGCCAGGGATGCCCAGGAACGTCTGCGACACGTTGGCGCCGCCGGCGTTCGGGTTGGTCGCGCTCGAGATGAGCGTGAGCGCCGAGATGGCCACGGGCACCGCGCGCTCGAACTGCACCGCCACCGACTCTTGGATGAGCACGCCTTGCGCGTCCGTCGCCCAGGTGTGGTTCGGCAGGTAGCAGGCCTCGAAGTACACCGCGCCCAGGGCATCCTGGTTGATGTCGCGCACGTACATCAAGATGCCGATCGGCTGCGTGAACAGGTCCGACGCCAGGTTGATGTAGATGTTCTCGTAGCCCGGCGGGATGACGACGTTGTGCGGGTTGGAGACCGACGCCGCGCCAGCGTTGAGGAACATCGCCGGCACCACGGTGGGCGGCAGTAGGTCCTGGTAGTAGGCGTACAGCAGGCGGAGCAACGACGCGCCGTGGTAGTAGATGCGGCCGAGGCCCAGCTGTCCCACGGTGCGCCCCGTGATGAAGTAGCTGCGCTCGGAACCGATTTCGAAGATGCGGTTGAACTGGCGCGTGTGCGACAGCTGGAAATTCTGCACGATGCCGATGGGCAGAACGATTTGGTTGGCAGCCTGTCCGGTACCGCTGATCGCCTGCGCGAACGCGGCCGCGCCGCCGATGTTGGCGATGCGGGGCGGGCCTGCAGCCAGCATGGTGAAGCCCGCGTTGGCGTACGCGCCGTCCACCAAACCAGCCTGCACGTAGTTGGTGTACGGGCTCCAGTCACTGAAATTGCCGGCCATGTAGTGTCGCTCCTTCTCTCAGAATATCACGCCTGCTGCTTGCGCTCATCGAGCTCGGGGAAGGCCTTGCCTCCGCCATGCTTCATGCCCAGCCGATGGCCAAGTCCGAAAGCTGCCAAAGGTACGGCAGCCATGGCCACAGGCTTCAACGCCTTGGCACCCAAGGCCAAGTCTTCGCTGAGCGCTGCTGTCTTGCCGCCCAAGATCTCATCCCACTTCTTCGCGCTCACACCTTTGGGCGGCGGGGGCTCGGCGACCTTGAACTTCCCACCCAGCTTCTCGTAGAAGGCCAGCGGTGCTTTTGGGCAGTACACCGAAGCCAGCTTCAAGAGCTCGGGGTCTTCGACTTCACCGGCGCGCGCCAAGTTGGCGATCTTCACGGCGGAAACGGCCGGAGCCGAGGCAGCCTTCTCTTGGAAGAACTGCTCGGCCCGGATGCGGCTCACGGCCGCGTTGAACGGCTCGCGGTCCATGCTCAGATCACCAAGGTGACGCGGATGTAGTTGCAGGGGTAGGGCGGGTCGATGAGGACGTCGACCAGCACGGTGTCGGGGGCGTCTTCGTCCTGCACGATGTTGTTCAGGTTGAAGCCGACCAGCACACCGGTCTCGACCAGGAAGCCGCCGACGCCGCCGATGACGGTGCCGAGCTGGTCCAGGAAGGCCTGCGTGATGTTGAAGCGGCCGATGAAGTTCTTGAGCGAGCGGCGCAGGAACTTGGCCGTGAAGTCGACGACCTTCGTGATGGAGTCGGTACGCGTCTCCACCGAGGTGAGGTCGGTGGTGAGCGCCATGCGGCTGATGAGCGGCGCGGACTGCGCGTCCTGCACGATGATGTACGTGCCGCCGGCAGCCATAACGTTCATCTGCGACTCGGAGAAGAAGTCGTTGCTTCCGAGCACGCGCGTGAAGCCCGCCATCGGGAAGTTCGTGAACGACTGCTGGGGCGGTTGCTGCCCGATCATGCCCGCGATGGCCGCGTTCATGTAGAAGCCGTTGACGATCTGCTCGATGCCTTCGATGGTGGCCGCCGCCTGGTCGGGCGCCGTGTGCCAGAAACGGCGGTCACCGTAGCTCTGGCTGAGCGCCGCGTAGGTCTCGGCGATCTTCTGCTTGTCCGGCGTGTTGTCCGGCGTGACCAGCGCTGCGCCGCGCACCTTGACGGCGAAAGCCTCGTCGATGAGCTGGGCGGGCAGCGGCGGAATGTTGAGCGCCGTCGTCGCGTAGAAGCTGTCGACGTTGTCCGTCGGCCCAAAAGTCGTGCGGATGGTGACGATCGAGCCGCTGATGCTCGCGATGGAGTAGTTCTTCGCATCGCTGCCGATGTCGAGGAACACACCGGACGAAGCCGGGATGGTACCGACCGGGCTCACGCCCTTGGCCAGGAGCAGGGCGCTCAGGTTGGGGATGCCGGTGTCGAAGGTCAGGCCGGACGAGCCGGTCGTGTTGCCCTCGGTACCGGAGGCCACCAGCGCGTCGAGCGCGTTGGCGGGCTGCTCGCTATTGAACAGCGTGATGCGCTCACCCTTCTGAGCCGGCTCGCTCATGAACTGGGTGTGGGTCTTGAAGATCTGCGCAACCGTCTGGTCGTGCGTGAGCGGCGCCAGCGCGTAGACCTCGAAGGCCTCGAGCAGCTCGGCCGCACGGGTGTAGGCCTCGGGCGTGCCGAACGGCGCGTCCGCGCTCACAGCGTCGACGCCCAGGCCCGTGATCTGCACGCCGGGCGCATTCACCAGGGCGAAGAACATGCCGAGGGCCAGCGGGTTCTGCGTGGTGATGGGGGACATCACCGACTCAAGCTGGGACTGGCTGTCGATGCGGATGAGCGAGGCCTGCGTCGCGAGCGCCGACAGGTCCTTGCGGATGGCCGTGTACGACAAGTACACCGGTGCCTTGCCCATGGTCGGGTTGATGGCGGCGCCCGTGGTGTCGCGAAGCAGGTTCACCTTCAAGACCGCAGTCTTGTTGGCATCGACGATCAGGTTGGGCAGCGGACGGTCGCCGGCAGTAGTGCCCGTCAGGTTCTTGGCCACGACGTACCAGTAGCGACCCACCGAAAGGGACAGCGGGAACTGGTCGCTCATCTTGAGCACGGCGGTTTGCCCGCCCGGTGCCACCTGCGACACGATGCCCTTGGACACGCCGTCGATGAAGAGCTCGTCGCCGGGGTTCACGTGACCGAGGTCACCGTACGCCAGCGAGTTTGCTGTGAGGCCGAGCGTGGCGAGCGCAGTGCCACTCTTGACCCAGATGAAACTGTCGGAGGCTACCGCTGTGGACGTGAGACGCAGGTTGTTTGCGTTCAGCGTCGCCAAGAGGCGGCCGCTCGCGGCAGCACCCAACACCGCGTTGATTTCGGTGAGCACCGCCGCTGCGTTGGCAATACCCGCCGAGAATGTGATGGTCTGCAGTTGCTGACCATCGCTGATCTCGAGAGTCTTGCCTGCCAGGTCAGTCGGGTAGACGAGCGTGCTCAGATTCGCAGTGCCCGTGATCTGCGCCGACGTACCTACCGCCGTAAAATCCACGCCGAGGAAGCTCAACAACGGCGAAAAGTTGTCACCGTTCCCGTCGTCGATGCACTCGATGCTCTGCCCAACATCCGTTTGGTTGGTAGTGAAGCCGAGCGTGGCGTTGGCGGTGCCTGCCTTGATAACGATCTTCGAGCTCGAGCCGCCCGTGTCATCGAGCAGCTGCAAGAAATTCGTGGTTGGCGTCAGGCTGGCTACCACCCCCGTGGTGTCGCTGTTGATCTTGGTCACTACCAGCGCGGGGGAGGTCTCGGACACAGTGAACGTCACCGTCTGATCGGCGCCGCCGTCGACCGAGAAAATGAGCGTCTTGCCCGTCAAATCGCCCGGCAACGTGAGCGTAGTGAGCGCGATGGAGCTGACGAGCTTGGCCGCGTCGTTGATCTCGCCCTTGCGCAAGAACGACTCGGTGCGCAGCTCCTCGATGAAGTTGTTCGCCGCCATCGCTAGGAACGTGCGCACACTGTTCGCTTCGACCGTGAGCTCATCCAAGTTCGAGCGCGGGTCCGGGAAGTTGGTTACTGGAATCGACACCTCGAGCTGGCTGTACGCGCTCACGCCGATCACCGACTTCGCAGAGCCGAAGCCGAAGGCCGTGAGCACGGCAGGCGAGCTCGTCGAATCGATGAACAGACTCTGGAACTCGCCCGTACCGAGCGTGCGCAGGCGCCAAGCATCGCCGATCACTTCGGCGATGGCCGAAGTGATACCAGCTGCCGCCAGCGCTGCGTTCACCGCCGCCACGATGGACGCGGGAGTGAGGCCAACAGCCGTCGGATCGGCAAAGAGCACCGTCACATTCGGGCCGTGGTTCACCGAGAAGACGAGCTGCAGGCCGTCGAGGCCGCTGTACACTGCCGGGCTGCCCGTCGCGACCTTGGCCGCGAAAAAGGCGGGCAGGTTGATGAGCGCGTCGGTGTTCAGCACCTGCGTGCCGCTGCCATCAGGAACCAGAAGGTCCACTACTTGGCGCGCCACACCGATGATGCACGGCACCAGCGTAGGAGTAACGACCGACGGGGTCGTCGTGCGAATGACCTGGATTACTTCGACCCCGGGCCTGGGCAATTGAGCGGCCATGATAGTTACTCCTTCAAACCTTCGTCTTGAAAGGCGGTGACGGATTTGATTCTTCCACGGCGCATTCGGCTATGGGAATAGCGCGTCCCCCCATGGAAGGGGGCCGAAGCCCCGGGCGATATGGATTGATGGTGCGCACGCGAACTTGTCGCGCAGGATCGAGCGGGTGAGGCATGTACGGCGGAGGCGGAGGAGCGACGCCAGCAGGATCTGGCGTGCGGCCGCGCGCGTCTGAAGCGTCAGGCGCAAACGCCGGCGGCAAATCGACACAGGTATGAAGTGGCACTTCAACGCCGTTGTGCGACGCCGGCGGCCCTCCCATCGACCACTGCCTTGCGTTGAGGAGCTGCGCACGAATTTGCAGCTCGATCGACTGCACGATGTGCTTGTTGAGCGGCGTGTACTGGCTCATGCGCGGGAACTGGAACGGCGAGGTGACGACCGTGCAGTACCACTCGTCTGCGCTGTCACCCGCTACGATGCCTTCCGCCGGCGACGGCGAGCCCAGCTGAGGCTGCCGGCCAACTTCAAAGAACAAGTCGGAGCCGATGAGCTGTTCACGCAAAAGCCACAGGTGCTCGGCCACGACCCACGCAATCTTCTCGCTCTCGAGCGTGCTGCGCGAGCAACAGTTGATGCTCATCACGCCAGGGATGAGGACAGACTTCGTCTTCTGCCCCGTGCTGAATTGGTACTTCAGCATGTCGTCCATGCCGAGCGAGTAGAACTGGATGGGGCCGCGCGTGAAGTTCACGGCCGGGCGCATACCGATGTGGTCGCTCTTGATGACGTTCTCGCCCGTCACGAAGATCTCGGTACGGTCGTTGTCCGGCGACCAATGGTAAGAGCCGACAGGCGCAGCCGCGAACAAACCCTGCACGAAAGCCGCGTAGAGCATACGCAGCTGGGTGAGCGGCTCGTCCTTGAAGCTACTCTGCAGGTACTGCCCGTGCGGATTGACTCTTGTAGGCTTCGTGGGCACGGTTCAGCTCCTTGCTGGCGCGCGAGTGGTACTGCTGCATGGCCAGCGCCAGACCGCCGCCGAGGAACGGGGCAGCCTTGCGCAATACTGGCGCCGATGACGGGCTGAGGCCAAGTCCGTGTGTCACCCCGCGGCCGGCGAGTGCGCCGGCAACCGTGCCTGCTCCGAACGCTGCAGCTGGAGCCATCACTGCTTTGAGCGCGTGAAGAATCGGATGCTTGATGTCCTGCGGCTTGTCCTTCACTTCTTCCTGCGACACCTCGCCGAAGTCGGGCGGGGGCTCGGGCAGGTTGGCGAGCTTCCGGAGCTCGGCCGCCATGAACATGTTTCCTTGCGGGATGATGTCGGAGATGCTCATGGCTCTTTCGGATACGTCGACGGGTACAGACTGAAAATATCAGGGATCTCGTCGCGCTCGAAGGAGGCCAGGTTGAAGGGGTTGGTGAAGTTGCGCGCTGGCGTGATGAACAGGTTGGGCAGCGCCTCGCTGAACTTCACGGGGATGGAGAACTCGATGTCCTTCGTTGGGATGGCGTGGACTTGTACTTCCTGATGAACTGCCGCACGGCTGTGCTCGGTTTGCGTCTGCCCCACCACGCGCCAGCGCAGGTTCTCCGCTTCGATGATGAGGTCGCCTGGCTTCACCTGTGGGTAGAAGCCGAAGCGCATCGTCGTGTTGTCCTGCTGCGTCTTGCCGACGTTCGTGTTCTGCTCGCTCTTGGAGCTTGGGTCGATCTGGATGAACGTCTCGATGGGGTGCAGGTAGCCGCGCGCCCAAGCCGTGTCGTAGCAGGTGATGCAGCCACTCTTCCCTCGCTGCTGCAGCACTGCGTTCCAGCAGTCGGGGCAGCGCTGACCGAACGTGCGCACTGGCAAGACGATGCAGCGACGCCCCGCGAACTCCCGCATGAGAAACCGAATGTGGCGGCGGAGCTCGGTGGCGATGAGATCAGGCTCGGGCTCATGCCCAACAGGACCGAAGTCTTTGACGTCGCCTGAAGTCCGTTCCGTAACGCGGATGAGGTACTGGTACTGCCGCCAGCGGTTGGCGATCTGAATGACGTTGTCGATGAAGGTGTAGCGGTCGACAAACTTCGGAGTGAGCTCGTCCCACGGACCTTCCGGAGACTCGCTGCGCAGCACTTGGAAATCGAAATCGAAGACGTCGCGCGTCGTGGAGGAGACGCGCCAAGTCACCTCGTGGAAGTCGATGTCCAACGAGGTGACTTTGAGGTCGACGATTTCGATCGGTACAGGCATCAGCGTTGCGGCTGCGAGTTGGACAGCATCTTGCCCGCTGCCAAACCGCCCGCGCCTGCGATGCCTGCGGCCGCGAGCGGGTTCTTCTGTGCGAACTGCTTGGCCACATTGCCGAACGAGCTCGCCACCTGACCGAGGCCGCCCTTCGCATAAGCGTTGGTAGCCAGGCTCTTGCCTGCGTTCAGGACGTTGCCGACCTGCGACACCATCGGCTTGGCCGCGCTGAGTGCGGTGCCGAGAATGCCCGCGGTCTTCTCCTCTGGCGGGTTGTGCTTCGAGCGCGCACCGTGGATGCGGCTCGCTTCGGCGCCGTGATTGCCGCGTACATTACCAATCAGGCCGCCAACACCAGCGCCAAGTGCGGCGCCAGCCGGCACCAACGATGCTGCTGCACGCGGGTCCTTCGTCAAAGCTGCAAGCCCTGCACCGCCGAGCAGACCAAGCCCTCCGCCAACAGCACCGCCCGTTAGCGCACCACCAAGTGTGTGCTTTGCAGCATTGCCCCAGGCGTCACCGTAAGCGTCCAAACGACTACCTGGAGCAGCTTCGATGGCGGAAGATACCGGGTTGCCGAGGATGGCGCGCCGGATGTGGTGACCCTGCGGATCGGAAGCGCCCTTCTCGAGACCAGGGAACTTCTTCGCCACCGCAGCGCGCACCTTGCTCTTCTCAGCATCGGAGCCGTGCATGCCGACCAGACCGAGTGCGCTCTTGGCGTGCGCCTTGTCGGGGATGGGGTACTTACCGGTGTCGCCCGGGCCGTCGGCCTTGGGCTCGGCGAAGTTCTTGTCCGCGATGTGCTCGCGCGCGTTCATCGTGAGTACCTTGGCCGTCTTGGCCAAGAAGGCGCCCGCGTTGACCGCCACCGCCGCCATCTTCTCGGCGGCCATGGTCGGCATGTCGTCGCCCGCACCAGCGCCTTGGCGGTTGCCACCGGCCTGCTGTACGGGGACGTTGGTGCCGGGCGCGACGCCCGCGCTCGAGCGGCCTTCCCAGACGCCGGCGGTCTTCGCCGAGCTCTGTTTCACCTCGACGCTCATGCCTTTGGGCTTGTCGTTCTTCTTCGTGGGGTCTTCTTCGTCTTCGCCGCCCTCGCCCTGCGCCTGCTGTTGCAGCGGGGCCTTGGGCTTCGGGGGTGCCTTGGGCTGTTCCTGCGGCGGAGCTCCACCCTCTTCGCCGCCGGCGTGCGCCGCCTGCAGCTGCTGGATCGCAGCGTCTTCCTGCTGCTCGTGGGCCTCGTCACCACCGCCACCCTCGAGCGCCTCCTGAGCCTGCGCCTCTTCGAGCTCGCCAATGGCCTGCTCTTCCTTCGCCTCGGGTGCCGCCGGCTCACCGCCGCCGTTCTGCGACATGACCAGGTCCAGGTCGAGCATGCGCTTCTGCAGGCACAGCGCGTCACGGTGCGCCCACACATCGCTCAGCTGCGGCCGCGCTGCACGTTCGGCCTCACGCTGTTGCTGCTCTTCCATGTCGAGCTGCAGCAGCTGCTTCTCGAGCTCCACCGCCTTCGCGAACAGCGGCGTGCCCTTGTACTTGTCGAGCCAGCAGAAGTCGCTGTCGCCGGCGGCTTTCATCCCATCGACGGCGTACGCGAGCTTGCAGGTCTCGTCACCGCTCGCCAGCTTCTTCAGCTCTTCGAGCGGGAACTCCTTCAGCTTGTCGATGAACTGGCGCGAGGCGGTCTTCTTCTGTTCGGCGCCGTAGGCAACAGCCAAGAATTGGTCGAGCATGGTGGTCTCCTCAGGCGCCGCGATGGAATGAAGCGGCTTCACGAACGAGGTCACGAATCCGGGGGCCCGCGGAAGCGCCGATCGCTGCGCCGCCGAGTCCGCCTACGATGGTAGCGGGGATGGGGTGAGCTTGCGTAGCCTCGCCCAGGCCGAGGCGAGCCTTCTCCTGCACCAGCGCCAACGCGTCGCCGAAGCCGCGCAGGCCCGGGCGCTTCGGTGCAGCTTCACGCTCGGCGATGCCCGCACGCATCTTCTCCAGGTCCGGGCCGTGGCCCGCACCCTCGAGCGCGGCCGCGCCGGCGCCGAGTGCACCACCGGCCAGAGCGCCGATGCCCTTTGCATCGAGACCTGCGGTCTTGGAAAGCCACGGCAGCGTTGACTCGAGGCGCGCCCGCCGCTCGGCCGCACTTCCAACCTTGATGGAAATTTGGCCTTGGCGCTTCGCGTCGCTCGAGCTGCCACCGCTCCCACCGCCGCCCGAGCTCGAGTTCGCCTGCGGTGGCGAGCCCTCGGTACCCTCAGCAGCGCCAGCAGCACCCTGTGGTGCCACGCTGTTGGGGGCAGCGCTGGCCGCCTCCTCCGTGGCCCCCTGCGAGCCCGGCATGCCGTCGGCCGAAGCGCTCTGGCCGGCCTGGTTCTGCCCGCTGTCGGGCGCGCCCGCCTGCTCCTCGGCGTCCTGGGCGTTGCCACCCTCCTCGGCAGCGGCTTCCTCGCCACCAGCGCCCTCTTCGGCGCCCTCTTCGGCCGGCGCACCCTCGGCGCCAGCTTCCGGGGTTGCCGTCGGCGCGAGCGGCTCCACACCCTCAACAGCGCCGCCGGCTCCGCCCAGCTGCGGCTCGGTGCCAGGCAGTCCCTGCGCCGCCATGTCGAACAGCTGCGAGCGCACGCCCTGCACCTCGATCTTGGCCGCCGCTTCCTGCCCCTTGGCCTGGAGGGCCTGGTTGGAGGCCTGCACGGCCTGGTTCATGGCTTGCGACGCGGCCAAATTGGCGGCGTCGATCTGCTGCATGGCAGCTTGCTGCGCGATCTGGCCCTCTTGGTTGGCGGCCGCGACCTGGCTGTCGTGCTGCTCCTGCGCTGCCGTGAGCTGTTCCACCTGCTGCTGGAGCTGCGTCGCCTGTTCAGTAGCAGCGGCGGTCTCCGCGCGCGCTTCCTCCAGCCGCTGCTGGTAGTACTGCAGCGCCGCGCCGTTCTCCGCCGCCATGCCCTGCTCTTCGTTGGCCAGGTACTCGTCCTGTTGCGGTACGTCGGCCGGCGTGGGCGAGGCAATCTGCGCATCGCCCGAGTCCTCGCTCGGCGCCGTCTCGGCGGCAGCCTGCTTCTTCAGCGAAGCCGCGAGCAGCCGAAAGCGCAGCGACGCGCTCTTCACGTTGAGGTGAGGCTGCGGGTCGACAGCAGCGGCGTCAGCAGGCGCCTCTTGAGCCAGTGGTGCCTTCTGCGGGAGCTGGTCGGCGGCCGCTTGCTTGATGCACGCAGCCATGAGCTCGTCGTCTTCGCGAGACGGCTTCGCCCAGCTCTTGAGCCCCACGAAGTAGGCGGCAGCCTTCTCGAGGGGGATGGGACGCGACAAACCACGTTCGATGGCGTTCATGAAATCCTCACTCGGTCAGGACGTAGACGGTGTCGTTCTGCACGTAGAACTGATCGACCTTGGGTGAAGAGCCACCCGGGCCGGCGTAGGCCGTTCCAGAAACGGCTTCGTTGTTGGGCAAGCCGAGCGGCGCGCGCCCGGTCTCATTCACCGCGGTCAGCGCGACAGCGGTGGCTGGCGTCGCATGCCTGAAGGCCAACCGACCTTTGATGAGGCGCACCTGCAGGTTGGTGATGGCGGCTTCGAGCTGCGCCTTGATGTCCTTGAAACGCAGCATGCCCTGGTACGAATCCGAGGGCTGCGTGAACGTCTTGGTACCAGCTGGTGCCGAAAACGTGATGGTCTTGCCCACCAGCTCCGGGATACCAGCGGCAGGACACTCGCCGCCCAGGATGCCGCCGGCAAGTACATGGTTGGCTTCTTCGATGTCGCGGAACTTGATGAGCTTGAGCGCTGCCATAATTGCCTCTTAGTACTGAGCGTACGTGCCGTTGACCGCCCAGTACTCGGAGAAGACCCCCGAGTTGCTCGGGCCAAGTATACCTTCGATGTTGAGCGCGACTTTCACGCGCTGCTTCATCTGCTCGGTGGACGCTTTGAAGTACTGCAACCACTGCATGAGCATCGGCGTTTTGTCGTTCACGCCGACGTTGATGCCGCCCACCGAGTAGTTCAAATGGTTGCGCGTCTGCAGCAGCCCCACCTGCTCGATCAAGCTGATGACCGTCATACGCAGCATCAGCGCTTGCTGGTTGCGCTGCAATAGCTCGTCGAGCGACATGCTCGTGAAGTGGGGCGTGCCGTTGAAGTCGGCGAGCGCGTCGAGCGTCGCCCAGGCGATCTGCCGGTCCGAAGATTCCTCACCCGCCACGATGCGGTTGAGCTCCGGGAAGTCTCGAGTGAAGAGCCTCACCATCTGCACGAACGCCCGGAACGTCGGGGTGACGCCGGGCAGTCCTTGCAGATTCCGTGTGGTGGCGAGGTCGGTCATCGAGGCTTCTTGTTACCGCTGCCCTTCGTTGAAGGTGCCGGCGGTTGATTCGGAAGCGGGTCTTCGGATTGAGGCAGCGCCGGCAGCTCATCGGGCGCCGAACTCGGGTCGTGCTTCTCGGCCACCACCGTCGCGCCTTCTGCGGGCGGCGCGGGCGGCGTCTCACCCGCGACCTTGGTTTCGTTGAGCTCGACGCGTTGCCCGATGTGGGCTGCCAGCTTGCCAGAGCTCGCAGCTGCCTGCTGGCGTGCCAGCACGTACGGCGGGGGCAGCTTGTCGATGGCCATGGCGCCAAGCTGGAGCAGCAGAGCGATGTTGGCGCGCGCCGTCGGCGTGTCTTCGACGTCGACGTACTCGCCCGGAGCCACCATGCGGCCGGCGACGGCCACGTGCTGGTCCAGCAGACCGCGCTGCTCGAGCACGGGCGTCGACACGTCCGTGAGGTTGTAGACCCTCATCGACGGCTACCTTTCTTGCTGCTCTTGGCCGAGGGCTTGGTCTCGTCTTTCGAAGAGGCCTCTTCCTCGGCAGGCGGAGCTGCTTCTTCGGTCGACTCCATGACAGGGCTGTCCTGCTCGGTGGCGGTCACGAGCTCGGTGGAAGCCAGCGGGTCCGCCGCGGGCTCGGTCTGCTCGGCTGGCGGCGCTTCCACCGAGGCCTCGCTGTTCATGGGCAGCTGGTCTTGGACCGGCGCGGCCGCGCCATCGACACCCGTCACCGGCTGTTCGAGCTCGGTGGAAGGCTTCGTGGAAGCGGCAGGGTCCAACGGGTCCTTACCGTCGGCAACGGCTTCGCCCGTCTTCTTGTCGGCCTCTTCGGCCTTCTGCTGAGCCAGGTCCTTGGCCACCTGCTGTGCGATGGGATCGCCAGCGAAGGTGCCGCCCAGGTGCTGCGGCATGACTTCGCCGGCAGGGATGTCGTTGGCCGCGCTATCGAGCGGAGGGTTGGGTAGCGGCGCGGTCGGCACCACGGGAGCCAGCGAGACGCGGCCGGCTTTGAGAGCAGCCAGGTCGACGCGCTGTCCGTTGGGAGCGTGCACGCTCAGGATGCCAGCAGCTTCCTTGGTGATGAGCTCGTCCAGGTTCTTGCGCACATCGCTCGCCGGAACGCGCAGTGCCCGGTTGCGTACCAGGCGTTTCGAGGGGTCGGCGAACAGGTACTGCTTGAAGCGGTGGCGCGTGGGGTTGCGCGCGCGCAGCGTGCGGTTGTTGCGGCTGCGCACTTGGCTCTTGATGTGCAGGATGTCCGGCAGACCGTCGTGATCCGCGTCGGTCATCTCCCCATCGTCGAGCTCGCCTCGCGCACGAAGCTCTTCGTCGAACAAGTCGTCGGTGAGCTCACCCGATGCGTAGGCTTCAGCCAGCTCGGCTTCGTACCGCTGCATCGCGGCTTCGTAGTTTTCTGCCTGGTAGCCGCGGCCCACGTACTGCTCCAGGCTCGCGCGCTTGTAGTTCTTCGGCAACTTCAACTCGGTGTTCTCGCTCATGACGACTCCTTGACTCGCAGCGTACCCCAAAAACCAAGAAAGGGCGCCGGGCCGCTTGGCACCGACGCCCTATCCGCGCCCTCACAAGGCGACCCCAGCTCAGTACTGGGTGACTTGCGGGAACTTCAAGCCCGCGTCGACGCGGTTGTTCACCGCGCCCAACTGATCCTCGCTGCGCGGGATGAAGTTGGTGAGCAGGCCATCCGCGTTCGTGGTCGGGTTCGCATCGCCCGAGTAGAGCTCGAGCTTGCGGACCGCCGCGATGTTGATCACCGACATGCCGATGTCCTCCCATGCCTGGAAGGTGATCATGTTGGCGATCTTGTCGATGTAGAACTTCGTGTTGTTCAACACGTAGAACTTGCCGAAGAACTCCGGCTTCGTGAACACGTAGATGTTCCCGGGGCGGAGGATGTCCGTCTTGATCGTGCGGATGTACGCACGGCCCAAGATGGTGTTGTACTTGTAGCCGTCGACCGTGGTCTCCGACTGCACCTTGTCGCCGAAGTCTTCGACCGTCCACTGCAGCAGGTCGTCCCAGTCGACCTCGGTGCAGAGCAGACGCTCGGAGCGCAAGCGGTTGCCGTCGAGCATCTTGAACAGGTTCACGAAGTCGGGGCGCTGAACGGGCAGCACCTCCGCCGTGTTGCTGGTCGCGTTGCGCGCGAGCTCGCCCTTGCGAACCGAGAACTCCACCGTGGTGCCGATGCTCGACGCATTCAGAGCCGTGGCGGTACCGCCGTTGGCTTCCGTCTGCAGCGCTTGCACCGCCGCCTCGATGTGGATCGTGAACTCGCGGTCCTCGATCTCCTGGATGTCCTTCACCGAGTTCTCCTCGATGATCTTCGTGATGGGCATTTCGTACGCCATCAGCTCTTGCTCCGTCTTCTGGAACATTTCAGAGCTGATGGTGAAGAACGCCACCTCGGCACGCGAGCCGCGGATGAACCGGGCATCGGGGGTGCCACGGAAGGTGATGGCCATCGCGCGAGACTGGGGCTCGACGTCGATGATCTTCACCAAGGTGTCGTGGTTGACCGAGCGCTGGCAATCAGCACGCGTGACCTGCTCCGGCGGAACGACCTTCCGAGCGAAGCTCACCTCACGGAGGCGGTCACGAATGTAGCTGCCGCTGTACTCGGCGATCTTTTCTTTGCCCTCGCTGCTGTTCAGCTTCGAGGCGAAGAGCTCGTTGATAACGCTCGCCGGAACCATGTTCGTTTCTCCTTGTCTTTCCTTGGAAAGGGCTTGGCCGAGCGTTAGCTACGGTACCCCGAGATGAACCTGAGCTTACCACCGTTGCTGGAGGGAAGCCGAGTGACGTACCCGATGACCGGGCTGGTGTCCGCGCTGCCGCCATGGCCGACGAGGCCGGCGTACACGCGGGAACCGATGGTGATGGAGGCCACCTTGAGCGGCTGCATCACCGAAGCGATGGCAGCGCCCGAGCCGACGACGGCGGCCGCGTCGTAGATGCGGGTGTCGGCTTCGAACTCACCACGGAACAAGCAGGTCGTCTTGCGATCTGCCATGCCCAGGCGGTCCGAGCGGCCGCGCTCGTTCCAGAGGACGAACGAACGGAGGGTGGCGGCGTTACCCGCGCCCGAAACGTCCGCAGCGCGCACCCACTGGTACGAGCTGTTGAGGACCATCCACTCACCATCGACGAGTGCGAGGGCGTTGAGGGGGTCAGCCAGCGTCTTGTCCGCAAGCGGAAGGTCCTTCTTCCACAGCGGCAGGACGTCGGTGCACGGCTCGAGGTTTACTTTCTGAACGGTCGACATGATTTCCTTCTACTCCTTCCTGTCAGCTGCTCAGGAGGAACCGCTCGAGGTCACTTGACCCTGCGGAGCCCGAGAGCTCATCGGACACGTGTGCGCGTTTGCCCATGTCCGGGCCCACGAGCTCCACCGCCTTTTCCGTAACGTCGAGGTCGAGCGAGCCTGCGGCGGCCTGCTTCTCGATCTCGTTCGCAACTTCGTCGACCGAGCCGGACTTGATGCCCTTCTCGATCATCGAAGAGGCAACCTTCTCGATGCGTTGGCGCGATGCGTTCTTGAGATACGCATCGCGGTAGAAGTCGCGCTCTGCGGCGACCTTGCGAAGAACACCCGGTACTTCCGAGAGGACTTCGCGCTTCTGTTCTGCACTCAGCTTCTCCATCGCCTTGTCCTCCGCTCACATACCGGCGCCGGCGGCGCCGCCGACAGGGGGAGCCGAGAAGGTGCTGCCACCCATCGACTCCTTCTTCTTGCCCTTGGACTTGTCTTCCTCGGCAGCTTCTTCCGCCATCTTCTCGATGACGGCGCGAGCGGCCGCGGCCTTGGTGTCCGCGGAAATCTTCACGCCGGCTTGGCCGGTGTGCGTGAGCGTCTTCTGCAGCACGTTGTCGTGCGCCGAAGACAGTGCGGGCTCGCTCAGCACCTTGGACAGCTGGCCCTTCACCTGAGCCTTGGCCTCGCCCTTGGTGTAGTTGCGAGCCGCGTCGTTCGAGCCGACGAGGCCGGTCGGGCCTTGCGGCTGACCACCGGCAGGCGCGCCGCCCGCTTCACCAGCTGCGCTGCGCGTCAGCATCGTCGAGTCGGCGGAACCGGCCGAGATGTGCGCCGGATTGATGGCGTCCTCGGCCACCTTCGTCGCGTTGAGCATGTAGTCGACCAAGCGCGTGTCGACCGCGGGCGTTGCGACGACCTTCTCACCCGACGCCAGCTTGCGCAGCGCCGCGATGGGGGCCGTGAACTGCGGCTGCGCGGCAGAAACCTTCTGCTTGCCGGCCACCGGCTTGTTGGTCTCGAGCGCCGTGGCGGGCCCCGCCGGCTGGTTGCCGGGGTTCACGTTCGGCGTGGTCTTCGGCACCTGGTGCGACGGCGAAGCCGCACCCTGCTGGCCAGGGGCGACGGTGTTCTTGCCACCAGGGGCCTCGAGCACCTTCAGGTGGTTCGGGCCTTCGCCGATGGTTGCCGTCTTCGTGGGCTGGACCTCTTCGTCGATTTGGCTGTGCTCGAGTACGAACTCGACGGCACTCGCCAGCTTCTCGACGTAGTCGGTCGGAATGGATTCGAGGTTGGAATTACCAGCCGCCGACGCCGTCTTTTCGGCGGGCGGTTCATCCGCGAGCTGGCGAGCAGCTTCGAGGTTGACGACAGCGCGATCAGCAACGCCGCTTGCGGCGGCTTTGATCATCGACTGAAGGGTGACGCGGGGGTGTGCTGCAGACATGGAGACCTCACTGTGCGCGATCTTCGGGGGGAGAAAACCTTGGGGGTCGGGCGGCGAGCTCTTCTGAGCCGACGTGCCCGCGTCCGGAACGATCGGTGACCCGTTGTTGACGCGCGAGTAGCTCGTGCGCGGCGCCATGCCCTTCGGACCCGTTTGGCCGGGTGCGGGCTTGTTGCCGACGGCGAGTCCCGGAATGGGCGCGGCTGAAGCCGTATCCACCGATGAATCGGGGAAAGGCACTGAGGCCGCTTCCGCGACCTTCACTGCTGGCTTGAGCTGCGCCCATTCGGTCATCTCACAGGTAACTGATCGAGTTTACGTTACGCCCACGTTACCGCGAAGCCGGCAGCTTCGCAGATTTCGAGGGCGCGGATTTCGAGGCCCGCGTTGATGTCGGCCGCGGCAGCGACCTTTACGCTCTCTTTGAGGCCGAGCGTGTACGCAGCATTCACCTTGGCGAAGGCTTCATCCGCGTCGACGCCAGCGGTCTTCAGCATCTCGATGGCATGCCAAGCGGCGCGCTCGTCGAAGTTCGGCATGCTCGAAGTGCCCGCCGCAGTGGCGACGCCGGCCGTCTTGTTCTGGAAGGAAGCGATGAGAGCGGCGGCTTTCTCAGCCGAAGAAGCTTCCTTCTTCTCGCCCTTCTCTTCGTCCTTGCCGTCCTTCTTCTTCTCGCCCTTCTCTTCACCGTCCTTCTTGGGCGGGAACGGAAAGCCAGCGGTCTTCTCGGTGATCTTGTTCAACTCCTCGACGAACGAGTGAGCCATGATGCGGCCCATTGCGTCGGCTTCGGCGACCTTCACCGCGGCAGCGCGCTTCTCGTTGAACTCGGAGACGGCGGCAGCTTCTTTCGCAGCGGCTTCCTTCTCCTTCTCTTTCGCCTCGTGCTCCTTGCCCTCTTTGTCGCCGGGCTTCTCGCCCTTCTCATCCTTCTTGGCGAATTGAGGGGGCATCTCGCCCGCTTCCTTGCGCATGTCCATGGCGACGTCCCACAGCTGTTGGACCTCTTTGTCGCTCAGCTCGGCGAGCTTGATGCCCTGCTCGTTGCAAAGACCGACGAAGAACTCCTGCTGTGCCGTCTTCTCCAAATCCTCGGCGCTCGCCACCTTGGTACCGAATACCTCCGCGAGCGTGTCGCTCATATCCTTGGTTCCACTCATGATCGTCTCCTGTGTATTGGGATGGTTCATCGCGTGGTCACCAAGGGGAGTGCCCTCTGCACGCCGGCATGCGCCTGATCGCCTGATAGCTTTACCACCTGCAGCGACGAATCCCCAACGGGCAGCTCATCCAGGAAAGCGCTTGTTAGGTATTTGAACGACAGCGTGGTGAAGAGCTCTGCCGCAGGCACACTCGCAAACTTGCGCAGAACAACATCATCAGCCGGCGTAGCCGCTTCGATCATGTCCTGTGCATTGGTGACGAGCTGCATGAGGTTTGCTCGGTAGCTGTTGTAGGCAGCACCAATCTTACGGAGAAGGTCCGAGGGATGGGAAGAAGCCGTCTTGGTGGATTTCGCCGGAACGCCTGCGATAACCACCACCCGCCGCTCGATGACCGGGCCGAACGCCGAACGGTCCGCCATGAACTGGGAGAGTAGTTGGGCCAGCACTGGGCTGAAATCCTGCGGCTTCAGCTCTTTGCCGTCCTTCTCTTCGCTCTTCGGGAAGCCTTGGTCGAGCGACTCGAGCTGGTCAGCCAAATCCCTTTTGCCCATGCTCACCAGAGTGACGCGCTGAAACTCACGCGGGCGAAGAACCATCCCCAAACCGGTGGTTGTGGCCAGGGCCTTGTCGAGGCCGGCCTTGCCCAGCACGTCCTGCAATTCCTTGGGTAGGTCGGCCTCACGCGCGGTGAGCAGAGGCACCGCCTTGCCGGCGTGCGCATTCGGCACCACCTGCTTCTTCATCTCAGCTTGCTTCGGCGAGTACGCCATCACCTGGTCGTACGTCGCTAGGGCCGCGCTCTTCTCGAGCACGTCGATACCGCTGGCCATCTTCTCTGCGACTTCGGCAGAGCCCATGAAACCGTACACGCGCTTGCCGCCGTCGGCGATCTTGAGCATCGCCTTCGCGATTTTGTCGGCGCCGATGAACACGTAGCTGATGTCGAAGAACTTCGGGAAGTCGTTGTCGACCCACACCTTGCGCCCGTCGGGCAAGATGCGGTTCATCATCGTGCGGCCGTAGTCGCTGTACTCCTTGCGCGTCACCTGAACGCCACGGATGGGGTGCTTCTTGTGCACCTCCAAGATGGCAGCCCCGGGGCTGGTGTGACGCTTCGGGTCGTAGGTGTCCCACGCTTCTTGGTAGCGCTTGCGGTCGAGCGTGATCGAGCACGTGTCGAACGGCACCTTCGTGCCCATCGAGACGTCGGGGAAGCCGCCCATCTTCAGCTTGTCCCAAATGCTTTCGCCGCCGTGCTTCAAGCAGTCGTCGTGATCCAGGCGTGTGATGAGCTCGACCCGCTTCATGTGCGGGTTCCAAGCTGCGAGCTCGACAACGCCCAGGCGTTTCTCTGGGTTCTTGTTGCGATGGTGGGGAAAGACCATCGCGTCGTAGAACGTGGGGAAGCCGTAGGCCCAGCTCTTGGCCAGGGCTCTGTCGTGGAGGGGCACGCCCTTCCACGCATCAGGCGCGTGCACGAGCGCGGCTTCAGAAAAGCGGTCGCCGTTGACGTTCGAGCCGTAGTACTCGCCGGCGCCCATGGCGTTGACGAGCACGTACTGCGCATCGTCGCACGGCTTGAGCTCGTTGATGAATGTCGACACCTCAGGCAAGAGCCCGACTGACGCTACCTTTTCGAAGTAGGGGTCTGCCGGCCCAAAGAGCGGGACCGCTGCAGGTCCGTGCTCTTCGCTCCCCTGGAAGAGGCTGACCTTGATCATCCGCCGTAGTAGTTGTGAGACTCCTCGATGCGCTGCACGCTCGGCTCACCGCCCTCCGAGCCAGGCTGGGAGATGGTCTTCACTTGGCGCTGCAGCTGCGGCTTCTTGTCGCCGCCACCGCCACCGAAGCCCTTCATGAAGCCGCCGAGCGCAGCCTCGGTAGCAGGTCCCTGCCGCTTCTGGGGGCGCTCGCGCTGCGCGCGCATCACCAGGTTACCGCGGTCTTCCATAGCCGAGCTCATGCCCTGGCGCATCAGCGAACCAGCGACCATCGGTTCTTGCGTGAACTCGGGACTGAAGCGGCGCAACGACGTGAACATGCGATTGAAGCCAGCCGGGTCCGCCTGCAGATGCTCGTGCAGATCCGGGTTGGCCTCCATCATGTTGTTGAAGTCGCGCGTCTTGGTGGCGGCATCAAAGAGCTTGCCGGCAGCCCCGACGAGGCCAGCAAACGCGGCCGCGCCAGCTCCGGCCAGCGCTGCACTCCCTGCCTGCTCACCCATTCGCCCTAGCGCCGGCCCCGCTTTGGCGCCAATCGAGCGCAGCTTGCCGACGGCCGCTCCACCGAAAGCGCGCTTCTCGAGCAGAAAATCTTCGACGGGATTCTTGGCCATGATTACTGTCCGGTCATCGTGCGGTAGCGACGTTCTTGGTACGCGGCGGTGCCAGGCACCAGCGACTGGGCTGCGTTCAAGCCGCTGCGCACGGTTGGGCGGTCGGTGACCGACTGCACAGCCGCGTTGGCAGCGAGCCCGCCTCCGACAAGAGCAGTGCCCTTCAAGCCCTTCGAGATCGTGGGGGCCAGGTTCTTGGCGTCTTTGGCACCCACCAGGAAATGGGCGATGGCCGGTGAGGCGGCGTCGATGCCTTGCGAGGCCGCGCTGATGCCCTGCTTGGCAGCGCCGAGGAGCCCGCCGCTGACCGCCTGCTTCATCAACAGCTCGGTTTGCTCGAGGCCTTCGAGGAACTCCTGATGAAGCACGCGCATGTTAGCGAGCTTGTTCAGGGTGTCGATGAAGTCCCCGTACGACTTGGCCAGCGGGTGCTCGGCGTTGGGCTCGCCAGCGCTGGCCTGCTTCATCAACGATTCGCCGATGGCGTCGTGGCTCGGGAACACGAGCTCGCCGCGGAGCTGCGGCGTCATCATGCGGAAGGCGACCTTCACATACAGTGGGTCTTCGCTGACGACCGACCACAACTTGACGACGTCGGCCAGGCTGGTGCCCTCGAGCGCCGCCTGCTTCACGTTGCGGTAGAGCTCGGCGCCGACGTGCATGTAGTCGAGCTCGAGCGCGTTGATTTGGGAGGCCGCTTCGTCGCGCGCTCCGGCGAGCTTGTCCCGCAGCTCGAGCAGGGGCTGGAGGGGTTCGGAGTACGCGATGTGGGCGGGCTCGCCGTTGTGGAAGAGCGCCCACAAGTCGTCTTCGTACGGAGACGCGTGTTTGGGGAGCTGCGGGATCTTGGGCAGCTTGGGCAGACCCTCGACCGCTTCATCACCCGCCGCGGAGGCGGTCTTCTCTTGGGGCTCGGCCGCTGCGTGCTTGTGCACGTCGGCCGGCGTGCGCGAGTAGTCGAGGGTGCCGCGGTCGTACACCGACCCGCCACCACCGTCGTTCAGGTCTTGAAGCACCTGCGCCGGGTCCGCAGGGCCGCCGTCGAAGTTCACCACGCGGTGGGACGACAGCTTGCGGAACTCCTGCAGGTAGGCATCGCCGTTACAAAACTCGACGACGCGGCGCACCTGCTCTGGCGAGAGGCGTTCACCGCGCACGGTGTCAACGATGGCTTCATGAAGCGACGCGACTTTGCCTTCGCAGAAGTCCGATGCCGCTTTCTTTCCCAGCACTTCGAGGTGCTCTCCGGAGACCGGGCGCGCATCGCGCTGTTGAAGGACGGTCTGGAGGGGGGCGTCGCTGCTCATGACGAAGACCTTTCTTCAGTACATCCTAAGAAGTAGCATGTGGCGGATTCCAATGGGAAGAAACGACGACCTGCTCACCTTCGCCCAGACGGCCGAACAGCTCAAGGTTACCCGACGGCACCTCGGGCACATGGTGCGCCGCGGCTACATCCGACCGGCGAAAGTTGGCAGGTATCGCAAGGATTCGCTCTTCCGACCCGAGGACGTGAACGCGGTGCTCGCCATGCGCGGCCGCGGTGTCGACCTGCCAAAGCTGGCGCGCATCGCCGCACAGGCGCACGCGCTCAGCTTGAGCAACGCTGCCAAGCTCGAGAAGATCTGCGCGTTCCTGGGGCTAGAAAATAACCGGCTCAGGTTGGACGAGGAGTCGGTTTTCCTGCTGCACATGAAGGTCCACGAGACGCTCAAGCTCCAGCTGTCAGACCTACACGCCTCAGCCGTCATGGAGTGGGCGTCTACGTTCAACGGCTTCGACGAAGCCTACCTCCACATCGTCGAAGGCTACACCAACGACCAGAGCCCGTGGCGGCTCTACCTCGAGCTCGCCAACAGATTGATGACCGAGCAGAACACCAAGCTCGAGACGAACCTGAAGTTCGCCTACTCCTGCTTGGACGCTGCGCGACGACACCTGCGACACGTCAGCTACTTCTACGTCATGAACCGGTTTGGCGAGCGCGTAGCCAACGACCTGTTCGTCAAAGGCTCCGTCGACGACGAAATCATCGCGCAACTACATCCACAACTCGAACTACTGAGGCACTGAGGAACCCATGAAAGCCATCTATTGCGAACTGTGTGGTGACATCGTCGCTCCCTACGGAGATCACAAGCCCCGCAAGTGCGCCTGCGGGAGGCACGCGGTCTGGTGGGAGGATGGAGCCAAGGGGCTCATCCGTGTCGCCGACCTGCGCGGCACGCCGGAAGAAGTACGCGCCGTCGGTGGAAAGCCGCTCGGCGATCCGAAGGTCTGGATTCTCGGCATCACCAACGCGCTGCTGAGCTACCCAGGCCGAGGTACGCCCAGCAGCGACGAAGTGCAGAGGCTCATCGACGAGCACCCCGACAGCTACTTGTTCAAGACGACGCGCTCGCTCATCGTTCGCATCCGCCCGGGCCAGAGCGGTGACAGCGCCTGGAGCGCGCTGCCTGCCGCACACTACCCGGCAGGCATGGGCGAAGAGTCGCGGCGCCTGCACCGTGAGTACAACCGCCTCGTCCGCGAGCAAGAAGCGGGCGCCAAGAACGGGGCTGAGGTCAGGAAGCTGACCGACGAGGCCGCCGACAAGGGCATCATCTTGGTGCCCGGCGGCGAGAACCTCTAGCCCTGGTACGTGGGCCCTGAGTAGCTCGACCAGACCGCGCCCTGGTGATCCGCCTCTTTGTTGGGCGAGATGATGTCGGGGCGCGGCTTCGTGATCATCGAGGCCAGGAAGCAGTAGAGCAACGAATGGAGCGCGTCGTCGGTCTTTCCGGCGGTGTGCCCGTACTGCAGCATGCGCAGCTTCTCGTTGTACTCGCTGAAGATGTTCAGCATGTCCTGGCCGAATGGATCTTGAAACTCAGCCCAGCGCGGGAACTCGAAGACGGTGCCGCGCTTGATAGCGTTGAAGATGGCGCTCATCACCTCGGTGCGATGAACCACCCAGCGACCTAGCTTGGCGCTCCACTGCACCTTGGTGTTGAGGCGGGCGGCGTACTGGTACTTCTGCACGCGCTCTTTGCCAAAGCGGCGTACCAGGAAGTCGTTCGGGTAGTAGCCACCGCCGTAGTCGCAGCCGATGACGCGCACGTTGTACGCGCGCAGGATGCGCTCGATAGCCTCGAGCTGGCGGTCAGGCTCCGTGTCCTCGCCCGTGAAACGGTGCATGAAGAAGATGCGGAACTTGTTGCCTATGTACGTACCGAGAGTGAGCACGGTGTAGCTGTGCTCGCCCGTACCCCAGTCGATGCCGGCGAAGACTTCGTTACCTGCGCTGTGCGCCAGGTACCTGTCGACGTCCGACATTCGAATCTTGTCGAGGCAGTTGGACTTGATCTGCGCCATGGTGAGCGGACGCAGGCCAGTGTCGAACGAGACGCCAAGAACTTCGTTGTAGAACTTGTTGCGAGGGTAGTGTTCGTAGTTGTAGAGGAGCTCGTTCCAGTCGAGCCAGGGCACCATCAGTTGCGGGATGCGGTAGCTTTCGAACGGAGCGTGGACCGGGTCCCACTCGATGGCACAAGCCCACTGCGAGCCGTCGCCCATCGGGTGCAGACGCTTGCCGCACTTCTCGCAAATGAGATGGCGCTTGCCGATGTTCTTTTCGCCAAGGATGTTCCAGTAGCGACCTGTCTCACCGCCCTGGCAGTCGCAAGGCACCATCCACTGGTTCTGCGTCGAGCGGTTGGTCCAGTAGTCCTCGATGACGTTGTCGAGCGTCTTGGGCGTGCCTGAGTACAGGTAACGCTTGAGCACCTCGGGCGCGTGGCTCAGGCACTGCTCGATGACGGGGATGTTGTCGGAGAGGATGTCCTGCAGCTCGTCGATGCAGAGCGCGTGGGCCGGGATGCCGCGTGCACGGTCGGCGTTGAGGAAAGCGTAGCGCAGCGTGATCTTGGAGCGGTTGATGAACTGCTTCTCGAGTACGTTCTGCGAGAGCATCCGGTTCGTGTACGCACGAAGCACCGGACTCGTCTCGATCGGCTCCTTCACACGGTCGTTCGAGAAGGTCTTCGTCTGCGTCATCGACGGCGAGACGTAGAGCACCTTGTACGCCGGGATGAGGCAACACAAGCTGAGCATGCGGTTGCCGAGCAGCGTCGACTTCTCGACCTGACGACCACACATCAAGAGCACGCGGCGCTGTGGCGTGTCGTAGATCTGGTGAAGATGCTTACGCCCCTCGAACGAAAAGTTCTCCCACCCCGTGGTGGTCGGCATCCGGAACGCGAACTGCGTGAAGCTTGAAGGAAGTACTTCCGGCGCTTCTTCAGGCAGCGGCATGCCCGGCGAATCGTCCGTGGCCAGGTCCAGGTAGGGGGCTTGCTCCGGCACCCAAGCGTTGCCGAGCTCTACTTGGCGTAGCTCTTCATCCGAAAGTGGGGCACCATCAAGGTCGTCCTCGTAGACTTCAGCAGCGGCCATGTACCCTCCCAAACCTACCAAAGACCCGCATGAAGCGCTGACAAACCTGTGGGGCTCGCTGGTGCGGGCGGGCAACAGCGAGCACGGAGGTCATTGGACGGACAACGCCACTGTCGAGCCGGACCTCGTCGGCTACCGGGCGACGATCCAATTCAACGCACCCATGGACGAGCGCAGCTGGGCCATGGCGTCCAAGTACATCCGTCGCTACCTGCGCGCGTCGAACTGGAAGGTGCACGAGATGGCGAGACGTCGCACACACCTCGAGATTCACATGGAGCACTTCGTGCCGCCTAAGGATTCAAAAAAGAAGCGGCGTCGAGGGCGGCGTCCAGAGTCTCCAGAAACTTCGAAATGAAGCCGGAGGGGTCGAAGCGCTCGGCCATGCCGGCGGCTTTGAACCACCAGCTGAACATCTCAGCTGTGTACGTAGCTTGAAGCCGCGGCGCCGTCGCCTGGAAGTACTCTTGCGCTACGGGGTCGAGGATGAGCGGGAATTGGCGCTGCCACTTAACCAAGAATTCCCCATGCACCTGGTAGCGCCCGTTGCCCGTGTGCACGTAGCGTTCGCGTGGTGGGAAGAAGTGCAGCACGTAGGACCCATCGATGATGGCCCACTCAGCGAGGAAGGTGGTGAAGTCTTTGACCTGAGTGAAGTTGACCACAGCGTCCTTCACGTTTCCGATGAGCTCTGGGACTTCACCGCCGCCGGCTTGCCGGCGTTCGGCTTCGGCGATGTCGGTCGCTACTTGAAGGGAAGGGGGGTACATCAGGGCCCATCATCCACATCTTCGGCTGTAGTTTCAACATCGGATGGCTCAGGCATCACATTCGTCGTGTGATTGCCGCCAGTAAGCTGATGAACCGTCGGCACTTTGTTAGCCGTCGTGGCCACGCCAATCTTTTTCAGGTCCTCGCGCAGCGCGTCCTCTGGGTTGACCACAGACTGCTTGAGCCTGCCCATGATGTCGGCGATCACCGCGTAGCCCTGGCCCATCTGCACGTTGAGTGGACCGCCCGTGTGCACTGCTTCGAACGTGCGCAGAAGCGCCGCCTCCATGGTGCGCGTCACGACCTCGCCCATGTCAACCTTGCGCGGCATCACGCCTAGGTTCATCTGGGCAACGAGCCCAGCCAGGGGCGTAGAGGGCAGGCGTGCGGCTACGGTACGTGGGTCGGTGTGACGGAACGCGCGTAGCGCCAAGAACTGCTTCTGCGTGTTGTCGTCGGTGCGAGATAGATGCCCGGAGTTCCTGAGCTCGAGCAGCGCACGCATCTCCATGCTTTCAAGCAGGTCGATGTTCCAGAAGAAATACCGGAAGATGTGAACTCCCTGCGCCGTCATGGCACCCCGCGCGCGGACGCGCACCGCATGCGCCACTATCTCGTCGGACGCGCCGGAGAGAATCATCGACTCGACGATCTCGCGCCAGCGCGGCTTGGCTAGGATGTTGAGCGCCTCTTTGTAGTACCGGTCCGGCCTGAATGCGCGCTCCAACCCTTCCCGCTGCAGAAACTGAAACGAGGCGCGGTGTGTCTCGTCTTCAGGGTAGAACGGCTTCGGTGGGTTGATACGGTCACGCAACCATTGGATGTACCAATCGCCCAGGTAGTCGAGGTTCAACTCCCGGGCGATGTCTTCGATGTACTGGTTGGTGTAGGTATTGGGATGTGCGACCAGGTACTTGTAATAGTTCTCGGCAGGGCTCCGGCGAATCACCCTTGGAAAGCTATCACCTTCAGACCTTCGATCACATCCTCGAGCGCGCGGATGGCTCGCTCGATGGCACCCTCTGACAGCTCGCGCATGCCCAAACGAGCCCCGATCAAGAGCTCGCAGAGGCGGCGCTGCGCTTCATCCAGGGTCGGGAGGTACCCGATGTAAGTAGCCAGATTCTCGGGGTTGATGAAGCCGAGGCTCAGTACCGAATCGACCGCGATGGGGTCCGGAAGAGCCGCCGCTTCCTTCCACATCCGGTGGCGGTACACCGGCACGCTCTCCAAGAATTGGGCGGCGTTTACGTAGCTCTGGCCCTGCACTTCGTGGGCGAGCTTCAGCGTGTGCCCGATACGCACCTGCTGCGGACCCTTGCCGTACGCCTGTGCCATCTTCTTCAGCGCGTAGCCAGGGTCCGTGCCGAGCCCTGTGAGGAGGAAGAGGCAGTCGTCCTGGTTCAAGAACTGCCGTTCATCGAGCGCCAGCTTCTCGACAGCGAAGCCGCGCACGCTGAAGCTGTCGGGGCCGCCGGCGCTAACTTCGACTGACGCCAGCTTGGCTTGCAGCGAAGCGGTCTTACCGATGTCGGCGCCATTCTCGGCGAGCTCGACTTCAGCTGCCTGGTCGAGCGGCAACCACGTCCATCCTTGCGGGATGATCATGAGGCCTTCGACGTTCAAGATCTGCTGGGCGTACGGCTGCACGCTCACCTGCACCGGACGGCCGTCGAAAGTCTCGGCGTCGAACTTCGGCATGTCGTCCACACCGTTGCCGGCCAGGACCGCGCCGAGCGTCAACGGTAGCGTGGCGCACGGGATGCCGCCGTACTCCATGTAGAAGCAGCCATGCCCCTGCGCTTGCTCGGCGGGCACGGTCGGTGGCGGCGAGTACTCGCCCACGGGCACACCCACCATGTCCGACTGCACAGCGGCGCTCTTGCCGTCAGTGAAGAGCGAGATGGGCAACGCTTTCCCGTCGATGTCGACGAGGTTCGGGATGACGACGCCTGTCAGGTCTGCGCCGTCGACCGTCTTCACCGAGTACATGCCAGCGGAGGAGATGGGCCCGGCAGCGGGTGCCGCCTCGTTCGTCTCTTCCGACACACCATCCTCGCCGCCAACTGTCACGGCGCCGGCGGTGTCGGTCGCAAGCGCAATCTTCACGCCCACGCGGCGTACGAGCTCTCCGCGGTCCATGTGCTCTACGACGGGCGCCCAAGTGTGGTGACTAGCCGTTTTCATGGTGTAGCCACCCGACGCCAGCTTCACGACCTGTACTACCGAGGGCTTGATGCGCGACATGATGGCCGCCGCACGCTTCTCGAGCGTGGGAGGGTCGGCCTTGCTGATGAGCTCGACCGCGTCGTACGTCGCTGCGTTGAGCAGGTAGGCTTCCTTCACGCCGTACTCGAGCATCGACTCCTTGAACGAGGCCACATCGCTGATGTTTGCCGTCGGCAACACCGCCTCGAGAATGGAGCCCATCTTGTAGCCGCACGAGTCTTTCTCGTCCTTGGCGGCAGCTTCTTCGAACTTCGGAACTTTGGTGCCCTTCACATCCTTGGCAGGCGCCGAGGCCGTCTTGGCCAGGTGCTCTTCCTGTAGCAGGGCCAGGTAGCCCTCGAGCGAGGCGATTTTCTTGGAGGCGGTCTTGCCTCCCATACCAGCACTCATCGCCACGCCGCCGCCGCCAAAGCCGTAGTTCTGGCGGTACGGAGGGTAGAGCTGACCGATCATCGACTGGTCGCCGGGCGTCTTGCTGGTGACGTCGAAGGCATGAGGGCGGAACATCGCCTGGCGCATACGGCTCTCAGTAAGCGGCATCGCCTTGGCGTCGTCCGTGATCACGACGTCGAACGGAGCGAGCTTGCCGTCCTTGATGATGACCGGGATGCGCGCCTTGCGAATGCCAGCGGCTTGCTGCTGGTCCTCGGGCGACGTCATCGGCGCCTCGCTCTTGCTCATCACTTCCACGTGGCCGAGCCCGTAGCCGCGCTCCCCGTCCACCGTCTCCATGACCACTTCGAGGTTGAAGTCGGCTAGGTAAGGGACCTGTTTGTAGACCTCTTGCAGAACCTCGTCCTGCCACATGTTGGGGTCTTCGGGCAGCGTCGTCTCGGCCGCGAGCTTGGTGAAGACCGTCTTGGGTTCGTGGAAGAGAGGCATCTGCTGCGTCATGGAGGCTCCTAGCTGGTCTTCAGGATAACGCCCAAGGCGGCGAAAACGGCAGGGTCTTTCGTCACGAGAAGAACGCCGCTCACCGTCTCGAACGGATTGATAGGGTCGCTCGGCCCAAGGCCTGAAGCGAATTGTGCTGCGATTTGGCCACCGGTGACGCCGAGCGCATCACCGGTAAACGACAGAAGATGAACCGGCCCGGCGCTGAGCGCGGCCGCAAACTTGGCAACGAATTGCAGGGCGGGGATCTTCACCGACAAACCAGCATTGAGAAGCGCTTTGATGCCCCCGATTTTGAGCGACAGCGAAGCCGACAGAGCTGCCACCGCCGATAGCTGCGCCGACGCCTGTACCGACAGCACCGGCAGCGGGAACGCCAAGGCTACTGAGATGGAGGCCTGGATTTGCGCCAGCGCGGTGAGCAGCGACTGCAGCGCCTGCAGTGGGTTGCTGATGCCAATGCTGAGCTGCAGCGTGGCGGCGATGGCCGCCGCGAACTGCGCGTTGATGTCGGCCAAGAACGGGCCTAGTCCGAACTGCCCGGTGAGAAATAGGTCGAGCTGCAGAAGCAGCGGGTTCATCAAACCAAGGCCAGCGGCCAGGCCGATGTTGACCTGCCCGAGGGTATAGCTGCCGAGGGGATTGAGAGCCATCAGACTAGAATGTTTGACTTACCACTGGTGACGACGCCTGTCGTCGTATTCATACCAGGGGGGATGGGTGCGAAGCCGGCGGGCGTCGGCGCCACCATGAGCAGAGTAGGCGGCAGGGTCACGGTCACGAGGGAGCCCATGTGCGCTACAGGCTTGTCGCCACCGTTGACACGAACGATGGCTGCCGTGATTTCGAAGTTGCCGCCGACGGTCATCTTCGCGTCGCTGGCCACGTTCATCGAGAACGTGTTGTCGGCAAAGATCTCCATCTCTTCCTTCACGCGCAAGCGCAGGCGCTTCTTGCACAGGATGCCGACGTTGCCGTCAAAGCGAGCGAAAGTGTTGCCCGCTCGGTCGAAAACGAAGCGCAGCTTCACTAGGTTGCCGGTACCGGGCAGTAGAGCACCGTCTTCTGCCTTGAAGCCATTACGGGTAAGTGTGAGCTCGTAGACGATGGGCTCGGACTTGCCAAGCTCCACGAGCCCTTCATCGGTGATGGCGTCCTTGTCCGTCTCCGGTACCGGGTCGTGCACGCGACCGATCGCCGCGCGCACGTCGGCGTACTGATCGTTGGCGTAGACGCGAAACGTCTGCTTGAACTCGGTGGGATTCTTGCTATCGCCCTCGCCCTCCTGGATGCCCCAGTTGATGGAACCGCCGGCGTTGTGTAACGCATAGTTCTCGGCGAAGTCCATGATGAGGTTGTTGAGCGGGATGTACACGCGCTGCGCCAGTTCGTTGGCACCGATCTGCAGCACGCCGCCGCGATGTAGGACTATGAAGTTTCCATCGCGGCCGCGCACGAACATGTCGCCAGGTTTGCCTTTGGGCCTGCCGCCGGCGAAGCTGGCGTTGGTAGGTGCCTGATTGGTGCTGCCCCGATTCTCGGTACCGGCGGGCGCTTCATCCTCGTTGCCTGCGAGGGGAATCGTCTCGTGCGGCATCACGAAGGCCAGAACGAATGGCGGCGAGCTATCGCCCGGCCAACACACGGCGCATTTCGAGCCCACCTCGGGCACGGCCGTGAAGCCATCGCCGCGGTTGGGGTGTGAGTAGGGGGAGCCCACCGGGATGTTGAGCATTCGAATCTGGTCGAACTGGCTGAAGACATCGACGGTGTAGTTCACGAGGTCGACGTTTACGACACGCCCCATGAACACGTTGGTCTTGCCCAAGCCTTCGGGCGTCGTGAAGCTCGTACGAAACTCGGTACGCGGAGAGACAGCTCCCCGCGCATTCTTCAAGCCTTGCCTCACGCCAATATTCGAGTCCATCAGTACTTGTAGCCTGCCACATCCTGCAGGTGGGAAAGCGACGGCCGACCTTTAACCGTCTCTTTGTTGAGACCGAACTCCGCACCGTAAGCCATACCAGGAATCGGGTGCAGCCCGTGCAGGTTCGAGCGCCCGCCCGTAGCTGCAGCGTCGAGGATGGTGCTCTTGAGCCGGATGTGCTGAAGCTTGGCGAGCCAATCCTCCTGCAGGCTGAGCGGCATCATGTCGACGCCCTTCAACACCGGCTTGTGCTCGATAGGCTTCTTGCCCGCGCGCACTAGCTCGCGATTGATGGCATGGATCTTCGACGTCGGGTGGAACTCACCGCGTAGCACACCCTCGTAGTCGCCAGGCTCGTCGATCTTGGTGAGGTTGCTCATCGCTTTGACGACCGCTTCTACATGCTGCCGTTTGACGCCTTCATCTTTGTACAGGCCGTACACTTCATCCGCCAGGTAATTCTGCACGGACTCAATGCTGTTGGTGGCCTTGTACAGGTCATGTGGGTTTACCAGCGTGCGGCGTGGGTCGCTCAAAAGCTGGCCCTTCTCCACCTTCATCCCAACCTTGGGAGGCATCCATGTAGTTGCTTCATCCTTGTCGGGGTGCCAGAGCGGACTGCCGCTCGCGTCCTTGCCTACGTGGTGCTTCTTACCTGCGATGGTAACGGTCACGCCCGTCGGATTCTTCTCGACCTTCTCGACGGTGCCCGAGCGCATCGCCAACGTGGCGGCGTCAGGGATGTTCTTGGGTAGCGACATGAGCTGGTCGAAGCGGTCGAAGCTACCAATGATCTTCGAGCCGCCCGAGGTGTCGACGGTGCCACCGGTGTGGAAGACGCGCATGGTGAGCTGCATCGCGCGCTCGCCCAGCGTCTGAGCTGCCGTCACTCCCAAGTTCTCTCCGATGTGGTGCATGTGCCCGTCGGCGGCCAGGCCAGCGCATTTCTGGCAAATGCCTTTGGCGTGCTCGCACTTGAGCGGAGAACGAACCAGCACCTGCGCGTTCTTGTCCGCCGCGCGCATCTTCGACACGACGCTCGGCGTGAGCATGGTACCGGCTGGTACATGCATGCCTTTGGCGGTGAAGTCCTTCTGCAGAATACGATCGTTCACATCGCGGTCAGTCACGGGCATGGCGATGCCGCGCGTGGTGCCGCAGTCCTCGCCCGTCACCAGCATGTCGATGGTGTTGGCCATGAGCAACTTGGACATGAAGCCAGGGTCACGGACCTGCTGCACCTTCATCACAGCGCCGCGCCGGGCGCCGTGCATCTGGGTCCAGTACTCGCCGGTGTCGAGGCCTTCGGCGTAGCTCTTAGTGATGGGCGTGGGAATGACACGACCTGCAGCGTCCTCGACCAGCATGGGGGCGAGGGTCATCTGCTTGTACTGACCCCAACCTGGCTTCACGCCGGCGAGGTGCATCGTCATCAGGTTGTTCGGCGTGTCGGTGGCTTTCTTCAGATGCTCTTCCTTCATCTTGCGGTCGGCGTCGGACCAGATGCGGACGAGAGCTCGGTCTTGCTCAGCGCCAGTCAGGTTCTTCTTGGCAGCAGCCGCATCTTTGCGCGCAGCTCCGAGCACGTGCTCGCGCGTCTTGATGTCAGGCGTAAAGTCTTCGAGGCCTAACGTGTGCACGCCGACTGGTACGTGAATGCGCTGAGCAGGGTCGAGTCGGTTGGCGCCTTCGAACTGGCTGTGCTGCACAGTGATCAGACCGCTCGAGGCGCCGTTGCCAATGTCCTTAAGCTTATCCGCAACCGAACCGAAGTCGCTGGTGTGCTCGCTGGCTACCTGCGTGAGCAGCTTGTCGAGTCCCTTCTTGTCGAGCTTGAAGTCCAGGTCTTCGAGGACCTTCTTCTGCAGGGGTTGGGGCAGTGCCGCGGCAATGAGCACACGGCCAGGTGTGGTGACCTGACCGTCGATGCTCACCTTGTCGTTGACGGAGAACTTGCCTTTCTGCACGCCCACGATGGCGTCCGCCGGGTGCTTGAGTGCATGGGCCGCCCCACGGCCGTCGCGTACGCGCGTGAGCTTGTACAGACCGAGCGCTGACTCGAGCGTCGGTTGGTACATCACCTTACCCGAGGCCTCGCTGAAGAGGTTGTTCGACGGGAACATCTTCCGCGCCTCATGAACCGCCTCATCCGAGATGGGCACGAACACGCTCATCGTATCGCCATCGAAGTCGGCGTTGTAGCCGCCAGTCACGAGCGGGTGGATCTTGATGGCGTTGCCTTCCACAACGCGGGGCTTGAAGGCCTGCACACTGTACTTGTGCAGGGAGGGGTCGCGCTTCAGCATCACTGGGCGCTCCTCCATCACTCGCTGCAGCGCGCGCTGCGCCTGAGGTCCAGCCTTGGCCACCATCTTCTGCGCCTCGGCTACGTTCTCGGCAACGCCGCTATTCTTGAGCTGGTTTACCACGAACGGGGCGAAGAGCTTCATGGCATGCTCGCGCGGCAGACCCACCTCGTCCAGGGACAGAGAGGGCTCGGGCACGATGGTCGAGCGCATGCTCATGTCCTGCTTGCGGCTGATGAGCGTGCTCTGGAAGTAACCAGTCTTCGGCTGCGCACCGCTGATTTGGTGGAGCAGGCCCTTGTGCTGCGCGTCCTTGTAGGGCACGCCCACCCCCATGATTGCCTTCACACCGTCGTACAGATTGCGGCGCAGGTCGGACTTGTTCGCATCTGTCAGGTTCTTCGTCAACACCGGGTCACGCATCTGGTCGTTGTTCTGCGCAAACTGCGAGTACAGCTGATTGATGTCGGCGAAGTTGAAGTTGCCGTCCTGCATCACCGTGACCGGGCGCAGCGCAGGCGGCATCACCGGCAAGTTGTGCAGGATGTAGGCATCGGCCGGCTTGAGGCCGGCGTCTTTAAGCGCCTGCAACCGCTTCACCTTCTTGAGTACCTTGTCGACCTTGGACGACGGCGTCTCAGAAAGCTCCTTGCGGGCAGCGCGCAGGTCCTTGTCTACGTCGATGTGCTCGAGCAGCTGCTGTACGGCAGCGCCGCCAGTCTTGCCGTGCCCGAGCTCCACGATCTTACCGTGCGTGTTCAGCGCGTGTGTGCCGTTCACCAGACCCGAGTAGTCGTTGTCACTCAAACCTGTGAGCATGCGAATCGAATCTTCGAACACGGGATTGGGGATCGGCTCAGCCAACTCGATGCGGCTCCACTTTCTGCCGCCATGCCCACCCGTGAGCTTCTCGTCGAAAAGACCACCAGGCTTAGGACGCGGATCTCCAGTGTGCGGGTCGACTTTTGCGTACAGCAACTCGGCAGGCTTGGGCAGCACACGGTCGCCAGTCAGATCTTTGATCTGCCGGTCGGTAAGCGGGGAGAGGATGAGCTCATGGCCCTTCTTCTCCATGTTGATGCCCATACCGGTGAGCATGTCGGTAAACTTCTTGAAGGCGAACGTCGGTCGCGGCGTCGGCAGCGGGTCGCCATGCTGGATGGCATCCCACACGTCGTGGTGCTGGCTCTGCCACTGCTTCTGTGGGCTCACATTCGGGTCCGGACCTTCGCTCTTCCACGTCTGCATCTCACGAATGTTGGCGCGGGCGCCGTGAGCCAGAAGGGCGTAGAGACCGAGTGGGTCCATGGACTGACCACCGGCATGGCCGCCGCCTGAGGGCTGCAGGTTGATGTCGTACTTCGCCACTTCATCGCCGGGCAGGTTCAAGCCCGAGCGTACCGACACCTTCTTGTCCACTTGGTGGTGGAGCTTGATCATGTGCTGGTTGCCAACCAAGGCGGAGCCGAGGCGCTGGTTCGTCACCGGGTCGTGCAGGTCTTCGACGTCGTCGATGCCGTGCTTCTTGAGCTCGGCGCGCACCTTTTCGAGCTGGTTCTCCCCGTTGAAGTTCTGAACCAAATACGGCTTGCCCGTCTTCTCCGCGATCTTGCTGGCTGCGGTCTCGAGCACCTGCCCGATGTTCATGCGGCCTGGTACGCCTGACGGATTGAGCGCCACCTCGATGTGACGACCATCGGGCGTGTGCGGCATCTCATGGTCCGGCACGATCTTCGTGACGATGCCCTTGTTGCCGTAGCGCCCGGCGAGCTTGTCACCCACCTGCATAGGCTCGATGGCCTTCACGTGAACGACCACCTCGCCGTCCTTCTTGAAAGCACCCACGACCTCGCCAGGACCTTCGCCCTCCCACGTGAGCGAGCGGTCTGCGTACTGCTCACCGAGGCTCTTGCGGATCGCGCTCAGGCCCACACGGTCCTGCACGTTCGACTTCTTCATCGACAGCACGAGAGGGTCGCCCTGCATGACGCGGGTACCCTTCTTCACCAGGCCGTCGTCGCCGATGTGCTCGAGCTGGTCGCGGTTGTACAAGCCAGGGTGCTGCGCCATGTAGCGCTTCTTGGCCAGTACGGTCTCGTCGTCGACCGGTAGGTTGTGCTTGTAGAGGTGGACGCTGCTGAGCTTCTTGGCGGCGCTGTCGCTGATGACGATGCCGTCCTCGAAGTTGTAGCCCTTGTACGGGATGTAGCCGACGCGCAGGTTGGTACCGAGCGCGATGGTACCCTTCTTAGAGAAGTTCGTGTCGGCGACGGTTTGACCTTCCTTCACCTTGTCGCCCACGTTCACGAGCGGCGTCGAGTCGAGCACACTCTTGGCATCGTTGAGCGGGTAGTTCCGGTAGATCTGCACCTCATGGTGCTTACCGTCCTTGCCAGCGATCACGATGGCGTCGTTCTTCACGGCGTGCACGGTGCCGTCGACGGGCGATTGGTGGGAGGCCTGCGTACCGATAATTTCTTCGAACGTACGACGTCCATCGCGAGCCACGCCCGTGCCTACCTGGACCAACGGAGCCTCTCGGTGGACGAGCGAAATGGCCTGCTCCATGTGGCGGGTGGCCATGGAGGCGCGGCCGCCGGAGGTGTTGTTGATGAACGGGATGAGGTTGCTCGTGACGTTGAAGAACTGGCTCGGGTGCCTCATCACGTAGTCGGCATCCTTGAAGTGCCCCTCCGCGATGTCATTGCCGGCGTTCGACCACTTCACCGTCGCGCCTTTGGGCGTCGGCTTGTCTTTCGTCCATTCGACCTGGTCGGGAAGTACAACCTTCGACTGCAAGAACTTCGTGGGCCCGACGTATTCCATCTTGCCTGTGCGCAAGTTGTAGAGCGGCACCTGCGGCTCGTTACCCACCTTCTTCACGCCGATGGGCATGCGTAGCGTCACACCGGTCTTTGAGCCCTCGGGCGTGTGAATGGGGTCGAGGAACGCCATGTGCGATGGATTGACGAACTTCACCTCATCGAGGATTTGCTGCTCGCTCTGGATACCACCAGGACCCATCACCGTCGTCTGCTGCGCGGTCGACACCATCTCGACCGGGTTCACCTGCTTCGCTACCTGCGCCGCGCTGTTCTTGTGGAACGTCTCTCGGATGGGCTTGTCGAACACCTCGAAGCGCAACGCATCGCGAGGATTCTCGGCCGTGTTGATCTTGCGCTGCATCTTGGCGCGAATGGCCGAACTCGCAGCCATGATCTTGTCGTGCGCGAAGTCACCCACACTGCGCAGGTCTTTGAAGACCAAGGAGTCGCGGTCGTCAGGCTCGGCACCGTTCTGCACCGCCAGCATCTTCTTCGTCACGCGCGTGAAGGCGTCCCCGTTCACATGGTCGATGGGCTTGCCCAGCGTGATGCTGGTCACCTCGGGGCGCAGCGTGGTGTTCTTGAACACCTGCACCATGTGCTTCACCGCTTCGGCTTCGCTAGCCGGCGGGGACCGGCGCGTGGTGCGGTAGAACTGGTCGATGGTGCTGCCCACCTTGCGCGAGCTTTGGTTGGCCTTCAGGATCTCCTTGCCCCAAGCCTTCTCGAGGTCGGAGTCCGACACGCCCAACGTCTGCATGATGGGGTAGAGCGGCAAACGCGCCTTACCGTACTCGACGCGAAACTCTTTCGTCTCGTCGTCAAAGGTGACGTCGAAGGGGGACGACGCCGAGCTCATGAACTGAGCTTCGACCTCACCCGTCTTACGACGACGTACGTACGCACCGGGCTTGAGCTGCCACTGGTTGTCGACCTGGTACTCCTGCCCTCCAACAATTTGACTGTGGCGGCGGGTGATCTTCGGCAACTCGGCGATGCGCGTCTTGGCGCGCACCTCTTTGCCCGTCACTTTGTCGCGCAGGACCAGGTGGGCCACCACCGGAACGCCCCACGTTTCTCCGTTCACCTTGGCCTGGTGCTGCCCGCGCAAGTCGTCCGGACTCTTGTCGTCATGTACTTCCAGCTTCTCTAGCTCAAGTACTTGAGTCCGGCCGTCGATGGGGAATTGCTTCTTGATGCCGTCGAGAGTCCGGTCACGGAAGTTGTCGAAGGCTTCGTTCGGGTCCAAGTACGCCATGCTCAGGGAAAGTATACCCGGGCGCCGCGTTATTCGTCCTCGTTTCTCTGCAAGCACGGCGAACATAGCGGGATAAGAGCTAGGTACGAAGGGAGCTCTGTATGCGAGCTACTGACCCGCGGGCGAAAGACAAGCAGAACAGCGAACGCCCTGAGAGCACGGGGAAGGCCTACGAACGCATGGTCGAAGACCTGTTCATGGGCAGCGAAGAAGAAGAAGAAGAAACAGAAGGAAGCGACGAAGACGACACGGAATAAGTACTGAAGTGAAAGCTCTCATCATCTGGGCCTTTGTGGCCGGTCTGCTCAACGGATTGCTCATGGCGCTCCAAGACTTTGTACTGGAGCAAGAAGGGAGGCCCACGTGATCGTCAACCCCTACTCGCCAGAGGGACAGGTACTCCTGGCGCCGATTCCGGGTACTCACATTCTCGAGGACTCGCTCGGAATCGTTGGGGCTACGTTTCGAGACCCGCTCAACTTGATGCGCGAGTGGACCATCAGGTCGTTGTACACGCCCGTGGCAAGTCGACGGCTTGGTGGCCTACGCGCAAAACTGGAGGACCAAAAAGGTTTCATCACGTTCTGCAACCAGCGCGATCTCGAGGTACTGTTGGACCTCGCCAGCCCCGGTGCGTACTGCATCTGGCTCGACGACAAGTACGTTGAGCCGGGCGAGCGCGAGTGGGTTGGCCTTTGTGTCGATGAGCTGGACTTACTGGACGATTTGTACGACCGAGAGCTCGAAGCCAGATCCCAACTACCTCGCCCCGACATGGTGCTGCAGCCAGGGCTCAACTTCGACCGGCGCGTGCACGACGGCCTGCACAACGATTTCATCGAGCACATGATGCTGAGATTCGACATCGCCGAGGAGACTGGTGTCGGACCTGACATGCGCATCGAGACCGTCGACTACCGCTGGACGAGCATCGAGCGGACACATCCAAGAGAAAGGGCAAAGCTTTGGCTCAGAACCTAGAAGGGCCTGAAGTCGACGACGACGAGGAAGAAGTACTGCCCCTATCCGGTTGTCACTGCTCGGTGTGCCTTACTGAAATCAAGCTCACAGAAGAAGTATTTCTTCTGCGAGTGGTGCACCCGTTCCTCCTCGAAAGCACGTTGCAGTACTACGACGTCGTCGACGCCCAGGGGAACTACAAGTACCCGCCTTGCTTCTTCGACTTCACCTGCTGGGAAGAAGAGGAAGAAGAAATCTGCGTCGTGCAGGAAGACGTGCCTCCCATCGGAGACCACTCGGGCATCATCCTGTGCGACATCTGCGAGTCAGACATCTGCCAAGGCGAGGCGATGGGGCTGGTGCAGTTCGGCGAGATTCGCTTGTCCGAGCGATCACCGAATTGCGCTGCGACCTCTTCCTTCGTAGGAATGGCAGAGCCCCAGCACCTCTGCATCGCATGCCTCGTGCACTTGGAAGAAAACCAGAGCGAGCCTTTGTGGGAAGGTGAGCTCGACCCAGTCCCGAATTTCGAAGTGTGTGTTGAAGGAATTCACGAACGCTGTTGGCGCGGCGGAAGCTGCGCTTGTCCGAAACGTATCTGCACAAGCTAATCCGAGAAGAGAAAGTACATGGCATCAAAGAAGAATGGAACGCCGGCTCCCGAAGCAGTAGTCCACACCCTCTCCGCAAGCGAGGTCGATGAGATCATCGAAGTGTGTTTGTGCACACCGATGGAAGGCTACCCGCGCAAGCTCAAAGCCAAGAAGGAAGGTGAGGAGTCGGATGAAGACGAGTGCATGTGGGGTCTGCCCGTCCTGATCGAGGGCGAGCCAGGCATCGCCAAGACCGCCCGCGTCAAGCAGCTGGGGCGCACGGTGCTAGTCAAGGTCCGCTCCTTGTTCGCAGCGCAGCACCCGCCCGAGGACTTCTCCGGCGCGCTCATTCCTGACGGCAAAGGCAGCGCCAACCAGGTGTGTCCGCTCACGCAGATTCGCGAGCTCATCAAAGAAGAGCGCGGCATCATCTTCCTCGACGAAATCAACGGCGCGCCGCCAGCTACCCAGGGCGCTGTGCAGAGCTTCATCCACGAACGCGTTGCCGGTGACCAAAAGATCCCGGGGCGCATTCGCGTCATCGCGGCACAGAACCCGGCGGAGATTGCTACCGGCGGGTTCCAGATGTCGCCGCCTCTCGCCAACCGGTTCGTCCACATCACCGACCCTGGTCCGACGTCGCGCGACTGGATCACGTACATCATGGGTACGTCGTCGTCGAAGCTGCAAGCTTCGCTCAAGCAAATCGAAGAGCAGATCATCGACGACTGGCCCAACCTCTTTCCCGAAAGCCTGGCTCTGTTCGCTGGCTTCATGGAGGCGATGGGCTCCGAGTACCTGCACAAGCGCCCGCCCGTCTCGCACCCACAGTCTGGCAAAGCCTGGCCGTCTCATCGCACGTGGGACTACGCACTGCGGGGCTGGACGACGGCGCGCATCCTGGAGAAGAGCGACAACATCCGTGACGCGCTCGTCGAAGCCTGCGTGGGCCCTGGCGCTGCCACGGCTTTCCTGGAGTATGCACGACAGGCTGACATCCCCAAGCCGCTCGAGGTGATCGAGGGCAAGTGGCAGCCCGACAAGGACCGCCTCGACATCGTGTTCGCCGCCTACACCGGCGCCGTCGCCTACGTGCGCCAGCGCCCGGCTCGCAACGAAAAGATGGAGATGGCTCCCAAGATGTGGAAGGCCTTGAAGAAGCTCTTCGAAATCGACCTGGCTGATCTCGCAGTGCCGGCGGCGGAAGGCCTCATCCAAGAGCAGTTGGCGCGCAACTCGCAAGACCCGGTCATCACCAAAGCCGCCAATGAAGTCCTGGTGCTGCTCGCCAAGAGCGGCTTGCAAGATTACGTGGAGGACCGCGCGTGACAGCACGCGGTTGGGGCGCCCAAAACAAATCGTCGAACCTGGTACTTGCCAGGCTCTACGTGAAGATGTGGGCGCCCTACTTGTCACAGACTCTGTTCGCTCTCGTGCCGACGCCTATGGCGAACATGCGGGAGATCATCGGCGGGCCGCTCGGTGTAACCGAACGGCTCGTCATGTACTACGACCCTACTTGGGTCGAAGAAGTGTCAGTCGAAGTACTGGCGACAGGCTTGGCCCACGAGATCCTTCACGTGCAGCTGCAACATGTCCAGCGCGGTAAGAAGTACTCAGACAGGAAGCGCTGGAACATCGCGGGCGACCTCTTCATCAACAGCGCGATGCGCGACATCAAGCGCAAGCGAAAAAGCTCTACAGCTACCGTCAACCTCTGGACGTTCCCCGACTGGGCGCACATGCCAGAGGACTATGGTTTCAAGCCGGGTCTCACGGCGGACGAGTACTACCGGTTGCTAGAGGAATTCGACAAAGCCGGTAAGCAACCAAAGCCGCGGAGCGGCGGTGATGAAAAGGCCAACAAAGGGGACCCCGGTGACAGCGGTTGCGTCATGAAAGGCTGCTGCGGCGGCGTCTCAGGCAACCCACTGAGCGCAGAGCTCGAAGGCAAGGTGAACGGCGAGAAGGGTCGCTCGGAAGCCGAGGTGCATGTCATCGCCAAAGCCACCGCCAAGGCGATCCAGGTGCACATGGAATCGTCCGAGGGACGCGGCGTGTTGCCGGGCTCGTGGTCAGAGTTCATCGACATCAGCGACAAGGTGTTCGATGTGCCCTGGCGACAAAAGCTCGCCAACATCACGCGCTACTCCATCGGCAAGGCCAGGGTGGGTGGGCTCGACTACAGCCGGCGACGGGTGTCGAAGCGCTCGTACCTTCGCGGCATCTTGCTACCTGCACTCATCGGGTACGACCCGGAAATCATGTTCGTCATCGACAGCTCGGGCTCCATGGGTGCTGTGCAGTTGGCTGATGCGCTGCGCGTCTGCAAGGACGTGCTGCAGCAGTCGGGCATCATGAGCGCCAAGTGGATGGAGGCTGACGTCGAGAACAAACGTGACCCGATGACAGTGCGCGTGCAGGACCTCGACCACATCGAGATCCGCGGCCGCGGCGGTACCGACTTCAGACCGGCGTGTCGCGCCGCAGAGAATTCGGTACCGAAGCCGCACATCGTCATCTACGTAACCGACGGCGACGGTCCTGCCCCGCTGCACCCGCCACCCGGCATCCACTTCATCTGGGTGATCGTGCCGTCCCCGTACCGCCGCTTGCCGGCGTTGTGGGGCGACCACGTGGTCCTTGAAGAAGAGCACGGCGGTCCGATGAATGCACCGTACACCGCAGCCGAGCTGGGCGAAGACGAGGAGGACGAGGACTAAGTGAAAAAAACCTGAACAAGCAGGGATAAGAAAGATGAAGAGAAGCAGCCATGTGCTGCGTAATCAGAAGGAAAACAACATGAACCGCATTCTCAAAATCTCGCTCATCTCCGTCGGATCCGTCGCTGCCACCGCTCTCGTCAGCACCATCAGCTACGTGAAGGGCAAGCAGCGCGGCATCCAGTTGATGCAGAAGAAGTACGAAGGCCAGCTCGGCGCGGGCGCGAACGCAGCGACCACGACGCAGCCACAGGCGTAACGAAGATGCCGCCTCGAGGTGGGCGCGTCACGGTGTCAGACTTCCCCCCGGTCTGCCGTGGCGTGCCCACTTCGAGGCGGCGTCGGAACAGGCTTGTCCTGTTCTTTAGCCCCTTAGACGGAAGCAGCCGCGCGCCGCGGCGGAAGCTTGTCGGGCTGCGGCCGCATGTCGATCTTGATGGCAGCAGCACCGTTGGCGCCCACACCCGAATCGCCGCCGGCGCCAGGCTGCTGTTGGCCAGGGACGAGGGAAGGGGCCATGCCCATCTGCCCTGTGCCCGCCTGCATCGACTGCAGGAATTGAAGCACCAGGTCTGCAAGCTCGGGCGACTGCGCGCGCAACTGCTTGATTTCGAGGAGCTGGCTCGCCGGGTCCTTCTGCGACAGCTGCATCGCGATCGTCTGCGCCATGGCCAGGATGTTCGAGCCGCCCATCATGGCCGGGCTGTTGGCAGCGCCGGCGTCGTTGCCCATGCCCATGTTCTGACTGGCGTTGAGCGGACTCTGCGAAGCCGCCATCGGGTTGGAGGCCATGGCCTCCCCGCTGCCCTGTCCACCGGGAGGTGCGTTGCTCGTCTCGGGGCCACCAGGCTCGCCCGGCGCCGTCGGCGCTGTCATGGCGGCCTGCATCTCCTGCTGCGCCTTGGCCTGCTGCTTCATCATGATGACCTGGGCCTCGCCCTGGATCTCGG